CTTTTTTTTTTGTAAAGTTAATGATTTATTTCAAATTTCTCTCAAAACGGTTATCAAAAGTTCAATAATGGGCTGATGATTCAGTGGGGGAGAGTTGGAGGTTCATCTACAGCTTCGTATGGTGTGACTATGCCTACATCTTTTTATAATACTGAATATAAAATATTTGCGACTGTATACAAACCTAGTAGTGACTCTGCGATATATTCAGCTTCTCCTATAGCAACAAATAAGACCGTTAGTAGATTTTACTTAAATAGGAATTATGCAAGTGGGGGTACTACTGGATTATCGCAAGAATCATGGGATTGGTTTGCAATAGGACGTTGGAAGTAATTATTTCCATCTGCCTATTGCTATCCATTCAAAGTACCAAGTTGTAGTTTCAACATTAGTACTTCCTTGCCCTATATATCTAGTATAAATAGTAAAATTGGAAGTATTTTTAGTATAAACAGAGGGTGAATAAACTATTCTTTCATATATATTACTTAATATACCTGCTGATTGTACGTTATAAGTGGAATTAATAAAGCTCGTAGGCATAAATACGGTTTTCCCACTACCTGCCCCTGCACCTTGTGTATATCCCCACTGAATCATCAGCCCATTATTGAACTTTTGATAACCGTTTTGAGAGAAATTATGCGCTGAATCCCAATCTAAGCCGCTTCCACCACCGCCAGCACTTATATCTAATACAGACCAATTATTTGTACTTAGATTTAAAGAATATAAAGTTATAGCATCATTATATGGAATACTAAAAACCACATCAGAACCATCTACTATGCTAAAATTCAATACACCTACATAGCCTTTTCTATCAACACTAGTTTGTAAATAAAGAGGAATAACTTTAACCCCCCATCTTTTTAAAATAGTCATTACTTCTGCCAATTCATTATCGGTTGCAGCCTTGCCATCTGATATTAATTCAAAATTTAAATTATCAGTATTAACCATATATATATCACCTCCACCACTACTTCCTATTCCTGCATCCTCAAATGTATTGCTAGAATTTAACCTGTAATATCTATCATTTTTTACATATACTAGCATTCCTTCTTTTCTTCTTGCAGCAGGAATAGCATTCATCTCGCTTACACTATCTACTGTTCTATATCCTCCTACACCATATTTTTCGTCATGAGTAGCATATTCGTCTGAATCAGTATAGGGAACTATTTTAGATGCAACATTTGTACCTTTGATTTCTGCCATAAGATTATATTTTGGAGAGAGAGCGATTTTGCCCCCCCCCATTTGTAAATAATTATTTAAATTCTACAGAGAGGACTCCTGTCTGAATATTCGCTAGTCGCATAATTGAGTATGTAGCACTTCCTCCTGATGCATTGGTTACAGTAGCACTTGTAGTAACGACATCTGTATTTTTTAGTCCTCCTACCCAAAATTCGGGAGTTCCTAATGAAGATGGTATTACATAATAGACATACTTTCCGCCCGTACAGTCAAAAGTAGTTGCGCCCATAGCTTTTGAACCAGCCCATGTACTTCCTGCTAATGCAATAACTTGGGAAGAAGTTAGAGAAGCACTAGTTGATGTACCCCAATACTTTTTATATTTAAAAGTATAATTTACAGTTTTGGTAGCATTTTGTGAACCGTAGGTAGCCTTAACTGCAACAGAAGTATTAGATGATATATTTGTTGATGGTGTCCAAGTTTTTTTATCAGAACTTAGCGAACCTGTCACACTTCCTGATGCTGTTACTGTTATTGTCGAACTAGAAGTGACATCTGTTCCTTTTCTAGTTACAATTATACCTATTGCATTTTTATTGCTTGACCCTACTTCAAAAGTTCCTCCGCCACTAGCAGTTAACGATAGAGGGAATGTAGCTAATTCTATCTCTTGCAGGGTCTTGTACATATCTGCTGTCATAACACCTGCTTTTGTAGTTGTAGCGGCAGGTATATCATATCCATCGCCAGTATTAACCTCTCCAATCAAATATACTATATCATTTTGTAATCTAACAAAATTGGCTTCCGGTTGAACAACCAAATCCTTTAATATGCTTGTGTTCCCTAATGAATTAAACAACGACATATTATGGAAAAAATCACGTGCAGCTCGTGTTCCTGTTAGATTAGTACCACTACCAAAATTTGTATAAAGCGTGTTACCATAGTCACCTCGGAAAGCGGTAGAAGAAGTTGTACCTAAAGCCAAAGCGTTTCCGCTACCGATATTAACCATATCCGTACCAGTCCAATAATACGATTTGTTTGCATTTTGGTCAATATAAATCATATCATTACCAATAGGGTCAGATACAGAACCGCTTGTAGCACTTGTTGCAGTAAATATCTTCTTAGTAGTAGTATTATACCATTTTTGCCCGATAGTCATTCCAGAACTAGGGTTAGTTGTAACAAATGCTACTAACTTGTCAACGTTATCATATCCTGCCGGAAGCTGTGACGCTGAAATCTTACCGCTAGCATCAAGACCCGCTACGCCATTAGCCTGATTCTTATTGCCTATACCGTTCTTCCATGTTTCAAGAGTAGTAACCCTTCCTGAAACAGCATTTATACTTCCATCTATCGCAGTTCTTTGTGACTTAACATAAGTTACTACAGCACCCACAGACGGGACTGCATCATGCGCTGTCTCTGTTCCATCAATACCAGTATCTATCTTTGATTTTGGGATAGCCGCATTTGCTATATTATAAGCTTCAACAGCACGGTCTAGTACGCTCTGTATTGCTATTGATATATTTGTAGCGGTTGTATTTAATAGCTTTGTACTAGGAACTCTTGTATCTAATACATTATCGTCAAAAGCTGTATCAATATAGCTTTTAGGAATAGCTGCGTTAGCTGTTGCTAATGCACTATCTGCTTTAGCATTTGCCGAATTTGCTGTAGTTTTTATAGGTGAAATTGCACTGTTTATTGCCTTTGATGAAGCCGGATTGTCACTTGTTGCGTTCCAAACTGTATCAACAGTAATAATAGGAATGTTATGAGTATATTCTGAAAGGAGTGTTATATTATTTTCTATAGTATGCACCCTAGTTGTTATCGCCTTATTTTGTACTGGATTAGTACTGGTTGCATTAAGAGCTGTATCTATTACAATATTCCCTTTAGGTAACCATTCAACCCAAGCATTATTTTTCCACTCATAGTTCAAACCATTCGCTGTCACACGAACAATCATACCCTCCGTTTTTCGCTCAACCGGAATTGCGTCACGATCCTCGATTGTCGATACACTTCTAAAACCACCTTTCCCATACTCCGCATCATGTGTTGCGTATTTATCAGCATCGGTGAATGGAACTACTATCGCAGCGACCTGCGTTCCTTTTAATTCTGCCATTTTTCTTATTATTTAAATTCAACTTCTAGAATCCCAGTTTGAATGTTATTTAGACGCATTACTTTGTATGTTTCAGTTACGTTTTTACCATTTGTTATTTCCATATCATAGACAATAACATCGGTATTCTTGAAACCGTTTATCCAAAAACTAACGCCTTCTCCATAAACATCAAACGGTATAATGTAATAAATATATTTCCCACCTGTACAATCAAAAGTCGTTTTCCCCATAGTACGACTAGCCCATCCGTTATTCATTAACATCACATCACCATTGGTCAATTCAGTTACAGAAGATGCGCCCCAATACTTTTTCAAAGAAAAAATATAGTTTGCTGTTTTTTCAATAGATTGGCTTCCGTAAGTACAAATCACTTTATAATTTTTATCTGTAGTAATTGTAGTAGGAGACGAATATTTGGATTTCTCCTCATTAACTCCTTCCGTGCTCCCATTTACGGTTGCAGTTGTTGGCACAACTTCTTCATCTTTATATAAAATAGACCAAAAAATATACGGAGTAACAACTGATCCCTTTTCAAAAGTTCCTCCGCCAACAAAAGTATCGAACGAAATTTTAAATACCTCGTCCATTAATTCATTTATATTCATAGTTACAACTTTATTTTGCACTGCATTTGTTGAATTTAAATCCAAGTGGTCGTCTATTGTTATGCTACCACCGCCACCTGTCGGTATGTTAACTGTAATTGGTGCAGAACCATCATATATAGCTTGTATTGCACCTGTAAAAGAAAGAGCATTAGGATTAGGAAGTTTTGTCGGAGTGTCAGGAACTTTAATCCACTCTTTGTTTTTACGACCATATAAGATGTTATTGCTTGGGGCATCAGTTATGCCTTCTGTCATACTCTTTCTTTCCTGCGTCCATTCCGTAGAACCAACTTTTTTTACAAGTACGACATCTTCTGTAGCAATCTCATCTACAATAGGATTGACATTATATAAACTACCAAGAGTTTGAGGAATTTCTACAGCTTTGATAATCCCGGAATCTTCCTGTATGAAATCTCCGTTACCCTCTTGAATATTATCTATGCCACCTTCACGCAGGAAATCGGTAGCTCCTTCCTCGCTATTCCCAGTAACATAAATCCCGTCTTTAAATATTATATGTCCGTTAGCTGTATCATCAACATCTTTTCTAATAAAGTATTTCAGTCCCATCTTTAAAAAGTCGATAGAACCGATAGACGACATAATATCCTGTTTTACAGCATCAATAGATTTTTGGACATTACCTTTACGTATCGTTATGGTATCGGATAATTCTACCGTAATTTCAGGAAGAGGGTCTGTCTCATTTACCTTATAAGTGTATTGACTGATATACAGTTCATGCAGCTTGTTGTTATACTCTATCTGCAATCGTGCATTAGCATCAATCTGTGAAAGCATTTCAGGATATTCAGCAAAGAATATACGCTTAAAGTTAATAGAGAAGTTGAATTTTTCACTATTATTGGCAGCCATATACTTAATGATAGCTTCTTTAAGCTCATTCTCTGCATTAAGGATATATTGTTTAGGCAAATCAATATGTAACAGAACAAACGAATCTCCTGATTTAGGCTTATAGTTGCGGTTGTTAGATGGCATTACAACTCCGAATGTATCATCATCTTTGCTTACCCTAATCCATACCTCATTTGTGGTTGTATCTTGTTGTTGAGGCTGAATATTTGCCTCATTCCATTTATCATCCTCACTACCTGTTACAATATTGCCATTAGAATCCACTTGTACAGGATTCTTGAATATTGTGATATTATTGTCTTTATCTTCTACTTCTAATACGGATATGACAAAATTACAAGCAGCACAATTACCACTCGTCATTGAGATGGTCATATCACTACCTACGATAGCTTGGTCAAAGAGATTAAAGCCATAATCCCCATCAAATTTTCTTAGCTTTATGTAGAAATATTTATGTTCGTATTCATTTGTGTTAGGGTCTATTTCATCGTTATCATCATCATCAAAAGCTACATCTAATATTTCTCCTATTTTATATCCTGCTGCATTTTCAATACCTTTAATAGTTGGCTTGATATAGTCAAAGGAAACAATCATTTCCTTAGGATTACCTTCCGTATAAGGGTTCTCGAAGTCGTAGTAGCTTCCTGTATCAGGATTTATATAGGTTTGGTTTTTTGCGTCATAGAATCGTTCTGCACCAAACGTCTCTCTGTATATAGATGGCAATAGATTAGGAGAAGTAATCATATAATTTCCTTCAACTTGCTTTTGAACAAAGTAATCTCCAATAGAAGGTGTTTTTGTAATATATATGCCAATATTGCTAAGACTAACAGTATTATCTTTATAACTCCATAAGTTATATTCTGCTGTTGATTCTCTACTTATTTCAAGAAAAGCTTTTTGATTCCCATATACATAATAATCACTAACATTTACTAAGGTAGAATAAGAACCTACTATTTTTAATTTATTTGTTCCTTCATTAAGATTAAACGATACTGTCGTTTCAGAGTTTTGGTCGGCTTTAATTAAAATCCAATCTGTATCTGATTCATTTCTTTTATATAAAGAAAATGAAGCAAAATCCATTTTTCTTGAAGCTTGCTTTTCTCCCAATATAATACCACCCTTTTGTATATAGGAATATTTTAAGTTAGCCCATAATTTTAAAGTTAAATAAATAGTAGCTTCATCAGATAAATCTATTATTGCATAATAATTATAAGACGTTTCAAACCATTTAAAATTCGCTGTAGATCCATCTCTAATAGTTGGAACAGTCTCTACCGCTTGTGTATAAGGGTATTGCTCATTTAAATTAATGTATAATTGAGTAGTAATAGGAAGCTTAGTTTTTTTAAATTCAACCTTTTCTTCCAATGAAACCTTCTCTTTATATAAATCGTTATTTACGACTTGTATATCTTCTGTTTTAATTGAGATATTATCTTCTCCGGCAACAGCCCTGACATCTCCTTTTCTCGTATCATTTGGATAGTAATAAGGAATATTTTCAGTACTACCGATACCTGTACAGCGATTAACTATTTTATAGTTTGCGTTTGTTTTGGTTATTGTCAGTAGTTCCCTATCATAACCGTATTTAAATGTATGAGTAATAGCATTATTAGTAAATCCGATATGGATTACCTTACCGACAAAATAATAAGGTAGTTCATAAACATTAAATACTTCTTGTAGAACTTCACTAAAATACTTGTCCTCAAACGACATTAGTTTAGCTTCGGAGGATATACCTTCGTCAATTACAACAGAATAACCTACTCCACTGTATTGTAAAGAGTAATTCAATCTTGTTGCAAACTCTGCAATATCTCCAAAGAAGGTGAACTTTGTACTATTGCTGACAAATTGGTCTACATCACCTGCATCAGGAGATACTACATCAAAGAAATAAGTATTATCCAGTTTAGTTCTATCGGATTTAAATACAAGCTCATGTTTATATCTTAAATCTGTATTTGACTTAGATGAAGTAGGTGTATCTAAAATCCAATATCTTTCTCCCCTAAATTCCACAAATTCCCTCTGCGTCCATTCATCATCCAAGCACTTAGGATACATGAGACTGCTACTTATATTTACGCTACCCATTCTTCCCTCGGTGAATGTATAACTACTAAGGGCAGCTTGCGTTCCATCTTTAGGGAAAGATATAACGCCTAATTCCTCATCATCAGTATATATAAGTAACTTTTCTACCATTATATTTGCTATTTTAAAATAAAGCCGTATATTTGTATGTGTTTATTATATGGCTTTGGATAAGGACATTTTTTCCCACTACGTTTATCGACATTTGCGTAGTGGGGTTCTTTATTCTTTATTATTTTCTTTCATGGATTGGTGCAACGCTTCTACCTTTTTTAGTTATTAGCTCTTCGGCTCGGTCTACGAAATCAGATACGGGACACACTGCATCTTTTGGTAAATGGGAACATTTAACCCATTGTTGAATAGCTTTCTGTAATACAGAATTGGTTATTTCTATTTCACCTAATCTTCGTTCCAATTTTTGCCTTTCTTGTGCAGCCTCTAGCTTGTCCTCTTCTCTCTCTTTCTTTATAGTTTCTATTATTTCACGAAGAGTTTTTACCTCGTAGGATATTTTTTCAGGACGTGCTTTATAGAAAGCTATCAATACTGTCAATATTCCCCCACTTCCCCCTATAGCTAATGCTAATTGTATAATATTTGACCAATCCATTATTTCTATATTTCTTTGTTAATATTTATACAAAGATAATAATATTTTTTATAACACGGTATTTTTTGTACTCTTTCTTGTTTTAGAAGAAGTAGTTTTCACCGTTGGAGATTCAAGAATAGATTCGCCTAAAACAGAATTATCTTGACTAGTCCATTCGCTACTTTGCAATAAAGTATTTAGGGCATCTCCTTCATAAGTAGGATATGGATATATTGGTTCAACAGGAGTATCTTCTCCTAGTTCAGGAAGAGTTACAGCAAGAGGGAAAAGTAATTCGTAATTTGCGACTTTCATTAATACAGATTCCCCATCTGTGCTTACTCTAGGTACTAAATGCAACTCATTTAACGTCTCTTGTGGAACTTCGTCTAAAACGGATTTTGGTAATACAATATATTTCATCTTATTTTATAATTAAGTAAATAATTAAACAAACAATATCAATCAGTATAGGATATGTCATACCCGCAAGAATATCTAGCCAATCAAACAAAGAGCCATGTTCCTTGTCTTTATATTCAGCTGACATCATAGAAGCTACTGTAGCTCCTGTAGCGATAACAGCATTAGGAATAAGTTCTATCCCTAATGCAAAACCTACTACAAAAAAAGTACAATAGATGATAGCACCCACGTATGAGTGCTTATCTCTATTGCTTTCTTTATACCAAGCTTTTATTTTTTCAATTAACTTTTTCATTTTATTGTATAAATATTGGGTTAGTTAAATCAATTATTTCATCCTTTTCCATCAGGTTCTTTAGGAAGTTAATCTGTAATAATGGTATGGTTTTAGGATAGAGGATTAGTTTGTAGAATACCATATTAGCAAATCCTGCATTACCATCGCCAGCGATACATATTCCATTTGTATCTTGTTCACTTCCTCTAGTTATAACATTACCGTTATAATTTGTAGGAGTAATAAAAGATATATTGTCCGGTAGTTCTCCTTCCATAATGTCAGTTCTTTTATAGAAAACAAAATTATATGCTTTATCCCATTCAAGTAACAAAGCATTTCCATTGCCTCCTTCATACACTTTACTTCCTTTTATTAAAGGACAACCCTGTTTTTTTAGCCATTCCCTTTTTATTATTGCTGTAAAATCATCAAGTGCGGGAATATTGGCGTTCTTACTATAATCAGTTATTCCGTCATATACTAGACCATTTTCATATTCAGGAAGAACTTCGATAGTAATATCACAATCAAATTCTTTAACTCCTTCGGAAATAGGAGTTACTGTAAATCCTACCCATACACCATTATGTAATGAATCACTTGGAATATAAGACTTGGGTAATTCATGAGTACCATTTTCTAAAACCGCTATGGTTTCAGAGATAGCATCTTCTGTTTTTAAATACCTATACCATAATTTACTTTTTCCTTCAAGTCCACTTACTTTAATTTTAAAAGAAGGTATTTCTTTAACATTAAGAAGAGAACCATTTAGTTTTACATAACTAAACAGTAAACCGTTACCTGCAATTAACGCTTTAGTGATATGTAATTTATTATCCTCAATATTCCATGTAAAATTCCCTGTTGACATTTGTTCCCAATTTTTATTAGCACCAAACACAACAGGGTAACCATTATATCCACTCATACCTTCGTAAGCATGATTATAATTAGTTAAATCATAATCACCTATGGCTATACCTCTCTGTTGAATAGTGTCTTTATCAGCATCAGAGTTAGTCTTACCATAAGCGTCCCAATAATAAGGCGGTAATTCTACTTTAGCTTCAACGCCCACATACTCGTTCAATTCCTGTATCTTGTCATCTGTTGATATTTCATCGAAGAGCATGAAGTCGTAGAGAGACATTTTTAAGAAGTTCTCTAAAGAATATCTACAACCAATATAAGGAATACCACTTGCATTATTGAATTGACTAGTAATATTGTGAGTTATATCCTTTAAATCACCGGAAGTAAGATTTGCATTTAAAATTCCATCTATATATGTTTTAGAGGCATTTTCATAGGCTATTTGTTCTTTGTTTCCCTTGATGATAAAGTTTCTATATTCTCCTGTATTACTATCATACATATAACCCGGAGCATCATAATCATTCTGCCAATTCACCTTCATCAACACCTGCTTACCACCACTAAACAAAGTAGGAATAGTAACAAAGTCGTTTACACCATCGAACTGGTATGAACCATCTTCATTAACTCCACTACCTTTTGCATAAACAGAATTATGAATGACACCATGATTACCATGACCTGATATATCGGGGATATAACCTAAAATCTTATATGAACTATTGGGTATTCTTAATAATCTAGGAGATAAGATTACTTTTGGTTCATTGTTGTCAATTAGATATTTAAATGGCATATTCCAACTAAAGACCATCTCTTTGGCAACAACTCCGGGCTTAATACCCCAATTTAATACTTCTCCATTATATAATACATTACCTTGCCATTCGTACATATTAGGTAATAAGTTAACTACGTCACCCTTAAACCTAGCACCTAGTTTTAGTTTACTTCCCCAACTATATACCTCTTCTGTATCATAATCAATAAGAGTAAATAAAGATGGATACGGCTGCACAATATCCTCGTATCTGATGTACTCGTCAATAGTGATGTCTATCTTTTGAGGGGACTTGGAAGTTAGATTGAAATCATATTGATATATATTATTATTAGCATCATGAAATTTAAAAGTAGCTGGAATTCCATTAACAGTAATAGATTTTATTTCATTAACAGGACTACTACTTAAACGTATGTGCATACCAATAGAAGAACCAACCGTAAGATAAGTCCCATTTTCTACTTTCTCATTTTTATAATAAAATACGATATTGTCATACGAAGTATTACTCTTAATAACAGGTCTAAATTCAACCATATTAGGATATAGAGTACCCAGCTTGTGCTTCTTCAACTGGCGCTCTATCAAGAACTCGGACATGCTATAAGGGAAGGACATGAGAGAGTAGATAGCTCCGTTGAAGAAACGATGATCATTATCTCGAATCGTGCCTAACCACATATCAGTGCCATCTTCTGCTGCACCTGCTGTTATAGATTGCCCGCAATAAGAGTATTTAGATAAATAAGATATACTTCTAGTAGAAATAAAATTTAGACGAGAAGTAGCTTGACCAAAACTATAAACACTATTTCCGGCAGTTTCCACAAATGCTCCCGGATTATTCTTTGACGATATAGCTCCAGTATTAGCAAATATTTCTCTATCGGTTACTACCGTATAATCCTTGTAAATCGGCATTCCTGTCACCTTACCGAAGTCATTTACTCCGTCAAGGCATAGACCACCTGCGTGGGAGGGAATCTGGGTGATGGTTATTATGTTGGCTTCGTTCTTTACAACTTGAAATCCCGAAGTATTACTAATTTGAGGCTTGGCAGTTCTGAAATCAGATGGTAATGTATAATCTCCGTCTTTAGTTATCGAATAAACATTACTTTGTCCGTTTGAATCATAATATCTATAAATCAACTCTTGACCTTCTAATAAACCTTTTACTTGGATTTTAAAAGAAGGCATATCGACACTATTGGTTAGTTCTGTATTAGCAAATATTATCCATCCTGATAAACCATTATAACTACTACTAAAAGGAGAAGAAGTTGTTTCTTTACTTTGAGTCCATATACTTGTATTAGAAAGTTCTGTCTCATACTTCCCAATACCTGAATCCCCCTTCCAAGCAATATTGTTCAACTGAATATCTCTACCATTACCTGAAAAGTCAATCAGCTTGTCGCCAAACTCTGCGTGGTTCTCGTTGGTGATTCCCTGCTTAGCAATATTGCAATAGATGTCAGATTTGAGCGTTCTATCCAAGTTGAAGTAGGCTATTACTTGGTTGATTTGGTCGGTAGTCAGTACCTTGTTGGCGATGATTGTCCAGTACCAAGCGACAGAGCTAAAATCACCAGTATTATTACCGTCATTATACGAATATCCTTGAACGCTAAAATTGCCATTGATTATGGAGTCTCTATTGTCACCATTAGCTGTATAATCATTCTTATCGCCTAATATATTATTTACAACTGACAAACCTATTAAGTCAGAAGAAGTATATCCATATATTCCAGTCTTGTCGTAGTTATTCACGATATTACGGAAATAGCCATTGGCACTACCTCTTATATAATTGGTAAAAGATACATTATTAACTGAATCTTTAACCTGATGAATCATACTCACCACCGTAATCTCATTACTTCCTCCCAGCATCTCCTGTACGGTCTTGGTGGAAGTAATCAGGTCGTTGATTCCATCGGTTACGAATGCGCCTTCAAAAGAGGGGATTTGCTCGATAGTAATCTCGCTATCTCCTGATATGTAAGCAAAGCCTATATTGTACGTTTGTCCATCGTCCTTCGCATAGCTTTTCGGAAGAGTATTTATACCAGAAGTCAGTCTTATTTCCGACCTAGTAGTATCATCAGGATTTGCTATATACCAATATATTAATTCGGTAACATTCCCGATGATGTTTACTTTCATTTCATCAACTTCAATAGCCGTATGATTGCACAGCCTACCGTTGAGTGATATAGTGGCTTTGTTGTGTTGTTTTTGGCTTATGTTGACAGCCCAATCAAAAGATTCGAAATCTGCACTATACTTTCCAAACCCGCTATTGAGCTTGAAAGCGGTATTACTTATGATGAACGGATTACTAGCATCAACCAGATTCTTAACTATAGAACGGTCAGCATCATTATTAGATTTACCATAAGCAGAAGCAACAACACGTAATGAATCTAATACGTCTTTTTCAATGTAGGGCTTACTAGTAGCCCTACAGTATTGATTTGGTATACCAAAATCAATACCAATGCCTATACCTTTAGCCCCACCAATCATTGTATATAACCTATAAATATTCTATAATTTGAAAGCATATCATCTGTAACAACAATGTTGTTTAATGCAATAGGATTCCAAACGCAAGTTAACAGAGGCAAAGCTAAATTTTCTTTCTTACTCTGATATGTAGGTAGACCATCTACAATAATCACATTGCTAGCATCCTCTGATTTCGGATATAAGAAAACATAGTAAGGTTTTATATCAATAAATGTTTCTACCTTTTCTAATTCTATAATGTTGTTTATGATATTCGTGTACATAGTTATTCCTCCTTTTTATTATTATTATCTTGTTCTGAATATTTTTGAGATATTATCAATGCCTGTTCCTGTTGGTATAGTTGCTCATCTATTTTATTTTGCTTTTCTTTTTCAAGTCTAGCTTTCTCATCCGGTTTTGCGTCAGGGTTCATTTCACTGGCAGTTTCAACAGAAAGAAATCCTGATGTAACTCCTGTTTGTAATCTTGTTACAATATCAGTTTCAGATTGAGGTCTATATACTTTGAATTTAGCGTTAATATGTAAGTTGTCGAAATCCGTAATAGCACTGGGTTGAATTTGTGAGACTACAAGTTCTTTTGCTAATCCTTGTTTGAATAGACGAACCATTTTATCCGCAACATTTTGCCATTCTATTACACCTTTTGATGCATTCTCAATATCCATTGATTGAGTAAGCATTATAGCAACACCTGATATATCTCCTGTTGTCTTTACATCTTTAGGGAGCAAGAACGTTGTACTGGAATTTTTCTGTATAGTTTCCTCCATTAACTGCAAAGTATCTATCGTTCCCTGTGGTGATGGTGGAGTTAAAAATTTAGCATCATCCGTATTTGCTTCTTGACTATATGATGTGTTTTTACTGTTTAAGATAACTGAACCTGCTATCTTCTTTCCATTGTTTTCAAAATCTCCTTTTATATATAATATTCCCCATCCATGTCTCTTTTGAATTACAAGGAAGATATTGTATAATATTTCATAAGCCTCAATAACACTTTGAGCATTTTCCCATGCGACCTTTCCTCTTTTAGTTATTAAAGGGATTTCTGTAAAACCATGAGCCTTTGGTGCTAGACGTCTCCATCCATTATCATCTACGTTAGTATTATCTCTTATCATGCGATAAAAATAAGTATCATCGTATGAATCAATATATTCTACATCATCAATCTTATAATAAACGCTTTCTAATATACGGTCGCCATTATCATCGTCATGCGGACATAAGACATAGCCATCCATATAGGATAATATACGGGATTTTATTCTATTGTTTTTATCAAAATAATATAAAAGTCCTACATCACCAACTGATTTTTGAACGTCAACCATTTTGGTTTTCATTCCGTCTTGGTTTCTTAAATCCCAATACTGTTTAAAGGTAACAAAGTCAGCTCTTTGTTTTTCATCAGGATTGGCATCCATAAGAGTAAAAGACATTGGAAGTCCGCATAAATGTTGTACCTGCTTGTCTTTAATATTTTGTTGGAAAGAAACCGCCATTTTCTTATATTGAACCTCAACAAAGCCACCATTATCAAGTTTCATCGTAATAGAAGGTATGTTCTGATCGTATAAAACCTTATGGTTTTCAGGCTCTAATTCCATCAAATACTCATCTTGCGTAATAACACGTTTTTTTAATTGAGGAAGAGTAACCGAAATCATATCTGTAAATCCGGCTCTTTTCAAATAATTATTCAGTGTATTGTTACATACACACGATGTATCATAACCTCGAAAAAAAGGTTTCTTTTGTAGTATCTTTTCAGGGTTATTCAATAATTCTTGTACTTGTTCTGAAATTTCACTCATTGTCTTTTTCTACTAGGTTATATTTTTTCATTAAATCTTCTTTTGTGGGGACTGAAATTTCTCGCCCACAATATTCGCATATAGAATTGAATTTTTGATTGACAATGATAAATTGCATAATATCTTCATTGCCCGAATCCAATTTGTTATCAAGTTTATTGCGTAAATCAGCTTGCATTTTTAGACTATCTTTCTTGTCTATTAAACCGTCATTTTCTGCTTGCTTGATTTCATCAATCAAAGCAATAATAGCTGCTTTATTTTCTTCCTTGCTTATATCTGCTTCTATCTTTGAAACGACAAGAGACTCTTTTGATTTATCTTCATCTTTTTTCTTTTGGTTACTAGCAATATACATTTTCAAGAACTCAATTTTTTTGCTTGTATCATACTTCCTAATACTATCTTCGTCAGCATCCTTATCGAAAATAGATTTATAAGCTACAACAGAGCTGCAATATTCAAAGAATAAGATAACATACGATATGTCTCTTACTGTCACTTCATGCTTCATCTTAGAAGCATCCTTAATTGTATTTTCTATATCTTTAACTGTCATTACGCCCAAAAACTATCGTTATAAATTTCAAGATTTGTCTCTCCGGTTTTTCTATCGTTTCTTTTGATAGAAGTTTTTTCTAGCTCATCTCCTTTTTGATATTGGAGAACAGGCAAAAATCTCATAGCTATTGGATCTAACACGTCCATTGAACGTCCTCGACCAAGCATTTGATTCATCTCTTTTTTAGATGCTAATCGTTTCCTTCCTGTCCCTTGTTCATTAAAACGCACTACTGAACATTCTTCAACAAATTCATCAAAAACAGTAATTTCGTCTTTCATTTTTTCATGGGTATACATTTTGGAAGCAACCTTATCACTAAAAGATATGCCTTTTTCATTCACATGGTAAACAACTCTATCGTAGCATTCATCTTTTAATGTGCAGAAGGCTCTAAAATAAACACCCATAGTTTTACTATATGATATGAAAGGTATAGCATCAGGTAAATAATCATTGATATAAGCACCATTATTGCCGTCAAATATGATATGAGTGTCGGGAATATTATATTTAGCTCCTAGTATTTGTAGTGTATTCGCATTTTGTTGTGGCGTTGAATGTCCCAATACTACAATATCTATAATGTGAAATCCATCCCATACCAATGCAACGAAATTATCTTTTCCTGTATCTGCCAAGTCAGCAGTAATCCACCTATCGCCATTAATTTGTGGGTCTGCCAATTTTATTTCACGAGCTTTATAGAATGAGATAGGTGCTTCTGAATCATCATCTTCGTCCACATTCCAATTACCTTCCAATAGTATTTGACCTCTTTTCCCACCAGATGCAGCAACACTACCAATATAATCTTTATTGTTTTCTAATGAAGCCTTGTTTTCAGAAATATTACCCAAAATAAAGGAAAAGGACTTTATAAGATTTTCGTAAGTGAATACCTCCTTACCTTTATTGACTGCATTTAGCTTTCGATCAATATCTATTTTGCATTGTCTATAAACATCTTCTTTAGATTCACCCCATATAACAGAATCGACAGTTTCTCCTGTGACATAAAAATACATAACCTTTCTATCCATTTCTGGACGAATAAATCCATCTACCCCTATATAGTGTTTTAAGAAAATACGCAGCCAATGATTTTTTTTAGGATTTGTCGTACCTCTGATTTTTGAACCGATTCCAGCTTTTCCACGATTACGAGTAATAATAGTATTGAATGTGCTCCAATCGTATGATGTCAACTCATCTAGGTATACTAAATCATATTGCCATCCTTTTACACGTTCCATCAGTTTCTTGGGATTCTCATCCGCTAAGTGCGTCAAATCTATAAATGCTTTTGATTTAAAAGTAATGCGAGGGCTGTCGGACTCTTTAACATTAGCAAATTTTCCATAAACAGCTTGTATGTCATCCAACATACCGCCTCCTACTTTTGTTTCTCCCAAGTTACGTCTAGTAAATACAGCACGAAATTCAGGTATTTTTACCCATTCCGCTACAGATAGAATTGCTCCAAAAGACTTACCACAGTTGAGAACTCCGCCATAGAAGCAGACATCTACATTTGAACGGACAAAAGCTTCTTGTCCGCCTTCTTGTGGTTTAAATATTTTGGGTTCAACTTTTAAATCTGACATGACTAAACTATTTTATGCAAAAATACTATTCTAAATCTTCTGCTTTTTTAATATTAGAAAAACTTAGTACACCGGTGTACTAAATAGTTCCCTTATTTCATGGGATAACTTAGTTTATTCCTTTATTTTGTGTGCAAATTATTAACATAACTTAGAGGAATTATGAAGTTTACAAAAGAACAAGCCGTTGAACAACTCAAAGGCTTACTGACAGAAGGTGGGAAAACCCTGCATTTGTCAGACAGAACAATTAATGAGAATATAGATGACCTAATTCCATTATTGGTAAATGATGAAACTGAACTTTCTGATTTTATAAGTAAGGCATTACCTTTTGTAAAAAGGACAAATGCAAACTTTGAAAAAGAAAAGGCAGATTTTATTAAGAGCTATAAACCCACTCAATCTCAAACTACACAGCAGCAACAGTCTAAAACTCCGCCTACTGATGACGATGCCTTATCGCAATTACAAGCGCAGATACAGCAGTTGCAAGACAAAATAGAAAGAGAAGAAAAGGAAAAAGCTCTATCGCAAGTAAGGAAAAACTTTAAGTCTGAATTGAAATCCGCTGGGATTAAGGATGATAAGTGGATTGACACTTACATTTCTAAAATTCAAATTTCGGAAGATTTAGATATAAAGGAAGAAGCGAAGTCTACATTAGAATTATACAACCTTTCCAGAGTTGATATACCTGATGGGACAACCCCTTACAAGCCTATTGGTGGTGATCCCTCTAAGAGTAAGATAAGTTGGGATGATGTTAAAAATGAAAAATAAAAAAATTATAAGAATATGGTAGAAAATCTTTTAAATACGACCGCAGCCGTAATGTATGGTAGAACCATGTTACAGGGGAGTGGTATTATCGGAGGTACTAGAGAAGTCTTTGTGCCGAGAGTATGCGTATTGAATGACCAAGTATTCCCTCAAACTGGTGGTATTATCAAGAATCCGTTTAAAACAGGCGGTAAGATGTACGCAGGTGATTTGGTAGAATATCATTGGAATGGTAATGGTGTCGCTAATAGTCACGAAAATGCAGAAGTGATTCTTTTGAAGGTATTTGAAGTTCAGGCAGCTACTGGTTCTTCCGATACAACAGTATATATAAAAAGAGATGGTTTCAGACATAAACCTTGTGTAGGTGATGTTTTAATGAAAGCTCCTGATGATTTTGCTACGACAGGTACAGCAGTCACAGTTTCAGCAGTAGAGGCAACAACTAATACAAAAGAAAATGTATGGAAATTAACGTTGTCTGCAACTCTTGGAACATTGGCAAAAAATGATATTTTGGTTGAAGCTGCCGAAGCTGGTTCCGGTAAAAAGATGCTTGTTCAGAATCCGAATGCTGTTCTTCCTTGTGATTTGGATTTGAAATATAGACCTGCAACAGATGAAGATGATGAGGAAGGAGCTACGTATATGGTTACACCTGCATTGCACGCAACAATGTACACCTATTTGATGTCTCCGATCCCTCCGGCTGTTAAAACTATTAACAAGTCAAGAATTGATGGTTGGTTTGAAATTTAAAGAAAATAAGAAGTATGTCAAGATTCGATTTTAATAATAGTAGATATGCGGCTTTTTTCCGTAGCGGAGAAGGTCAGCAAATACTCCGTGATTATATTGATAATTCAGGAATGATTAATATCAATTATAATTGGTGGAGAAATCAATTTGCAGTTAATCCTGAAGTAACTCCTACCGATTCTTCTGGTAAGGCTAGCTTCATGGTTCAAGCATCTGAAAATCGTGCTGCTGGTGTTTTGGATATGCGTGCTCCATTAGGTAAGGCACATCCGTATAAAAAGGAAGGAATTTCTTTCTATACAGGAACAATCCCCGACTTTACATCAGATGCTATTGCTGAAACAGCAATGGAACGTATGTATAAGGAAAAATATTTTGCAGAATTTGGGAATGATGCTAAATTTATCAGAGAATGGACTAAAAGAGTCCAAGACTTGATTGATGCTAAAGACCAAACTGCAAATTATATGTGCGCTCAACTTCAGACAGAAGGTTATGTTAAGTATGATATTGGTCGAGGTATCAAAGGCATTAAACAAAAAGCCGCTATTCCAGAAGAAAACTTTGTAAAGGCAGGAGAAAAAGTGTGGACTGCTCCCGATGCTAAATTATTCTCTCAAATGGCAATTATTGAAGATGGATTTAGACAAAGAACAGGATTTACTGGTGCGATGAAATGGCTTATCCCAAAGAAAATGTACAGTGATGTATTTCTGCATAATGCGGAAGTCAAACAGTGGATAAACTATTTGCGTAATTTGAACACAAATAGCCCAATGGAAGCCCCAGATATTCCTGTTGTTCTGAAAAAACAATTCGATGATGCTGTTGCAGCATTTGATGGTCTTTCTCCTATCGAAATTGTAGTAGAGGAAGAAAAGAATAAGGATTGGAAAGGTGATACTACTGTTAATGGTTGGGCTGCAAACGTTGCTGTACTTCGTCCAGTCGGATATGCAGGTCTTATTATGCATACAACTAGTTTAGACCAAGAGATGGCTAATATGGCGGGTAATAACGTTGTGTCACAGGCTTTTGCTCCAATTGATGGATTCTCGCTTATCCATAATGCTGAAATGGTAGATGGTGAATATAAGTCATGGAATACTCGTTTGATTACGTCATTTATTCCTGCTTTAACAGAGTTCCCGGAACATATTATTGTTGATACAGCAACAGCAGATTCTTAATATGGCTCAAATTGATATTATACACTATCTTGAAGGTTTGACTGCCTTTGTCTTTGACAAGGCAGTCCTTACCCGTATTGCAGTAGATAGAGACGTTATAGATATTGCAGATACCAAACAGCTTACACAACAGCAAAAAGATTTGCTATTGGCTGATTTGCTTTATGTTATTTTTACCGCTCCCAATTACACTGCTAGTCTGACGAACCAACATGGAGCTTATACTCAAACGATTGGTAGCCAACGATACGATTCTAAAAAAGATGTATATAATATTATGATAGGTCTGTATAAGAAATGGGACGATCCAAAGGCTGAATTATTAGGTGGTAGTACAACAACTTGGATAAATGAGTACGACTGATGATTATAGATAGGGACATAATGCAAGAATATCCTTTTGATGGAGTATTTTACACTTATGGGATTGATGGAAGCAAACCTGCCGATCAACAGGTAGAAGAAGAGATTATAGTCTTGGAAACTAAATGTGATATACAAGGGGCGCAGAAAGAAGATTCAGGTGTAATATCAAACGCATACAATGTGTATTTCCCTTTTGATAAATCAGTAGGTATATCAATAAAAAAAGGTCATAAATTTAGGAGCAAGATGTATGGCTTCTCTATTACTGATGCTATCGTTATTGATATTATACCAACTCAATTAGGTGGTTGTGCAGTTTATGTAAAAGATAATACTAGTGGATAATGAGACGTGTAAGTCCATATATTGATGATTTGGCGAAGAAATTAGCTATAAAAGGTCGAAACTTAATTGAAAAGGCTTATTTAGAGGCTGACTACAATAAGAATAAGACCCAAAATCTTCACGATAGTTATGGGAGTGCAGTTTTTTATAATGGCGAACTTTATCCAAATAGTAAAATGTATTTTAGTAAAGCTGCAACAACTTCTAAATACGATCCATATCAACAAGAGGCAATTACAGGTAGACAGGCTATCTCTGAATTTTTCGATGATTATAAGCCAAAAGATAAGGGAATGCAGCTTGTAGTTGCAGTAGCCATATTTTATGGTGGAATATTAGAATTAGGCGGAGGTAATTTACGTAGGAAATATAAAGTTATATCTATGATTGGAGATGACATTAGAGCATTGGCACAAGAAGTAGGTAAAGCTAAAGTTTCTATAATTCAAAACGGGAAAGTAAATGGATAAGAATTTATTAAATATATCAACTATTGAAACCTTTTTCAATGAATTATTGGATGAAAAAGTATCTTCTAATACTTTCTTTACAACTGTCCCTACAAATATTGATACTACTTGGTCTGACCTTGTTGTGATTGACTGTGCTAATTCTATCCAAGATTTGAATGCCTATGGTGTAGGAACTGTATTAGTTTGGTTATATGCAAAGCCATTCAGCAATGGACGTAAGAATGTTGCTGTAATGTCTAAACTCGAAAAAGCTCTAAATGAAGCTTTAGAAAACAATAAAAATGCGTCTTATGCAGTTAGTAAGAAAGGCACATTTGCTGATTTTGACAGTGATGCTAAGATGCATTGTAATATAGTAGAAATTCAATTATTAATCGTTTAAAAATAAAAAATTATGGCATTAACAGTTACAGAAACTAGAAAAGATAATGCTAACTCCATTATCTACAATCCCAAGTTTTTATATGTAACACCGTATGTAGGTGGTAAACCCGGTACAAAAACTTGGCAATGTATGGATATTATTCGTGATTCAACAACTATCACACAAGAGGATAATACTGAAAATCCTATTGAAAATGAATTATCTTCAACTCCAATCATTAATAACATTCAAGCAGGTAACTATACGTTTACTACTGAAATTGGAGATTTGCAGGCAGGACTCTTAAAAGATTTGCTAGGATTCACCATTGGTACAGGTAACAACGCCTATGCGCCTGATGGCTATGTAGAGAAATTTGCTCGTATCGACATGGTATTTCAAAATGGCAGTAAATATACCGCTGTTGTATTGCCGAAATTGCAATTGAGTCCGACAATTACTCTTGATTCAATGAGTACTTCTATTGGTCGTATTGCACTTGGCGGATCTGCACAGGCTGTTCAGTTCAAATATGGGGAAGATACTGCGTCATTGACTCCTTTGGCTATGATTTATGATTACACCGTTCCGCCTACAGATATGTCATTAGATGGCACGGGGGGAGCGTAAGGGAATCAGTATCTCCGGCTAATTCCCTAGAAAGTTCAATCGGAGAAGCAGCGGTAGCTTCTAATGGAGTTACATCTAAAAAGAAAAATACAATTCTTTAATAAAAGGGAGGGAGGTTACTCCTTCCCTTGTTTTTTAAAAAGATATGACAAATAGTAAAATAACATATAAAACGATAAAAGATCCTGTTTCTGATGAAGCTATGGAACGTCTTGTGCAGATTATGACTGACAGCCCTAGCCTTTTAAAATTAAAAGATACAGAATGGGAAATTACAGCATTGAAACCCGGTATAATGTGGCTGATAGCTAAAGAAGCCGCACAAATAAATAAAGTAGAAAAGGCGACCTTTAGTGATGTATTACAAGGTCTTTCTATCAATATGCCATCTGTCTGTCGTATTCTGACGCTTGCTTTGTTGAATAATAAAAACCATATTAAAAGTGGTGATCCTGAATATGACAAAGTATATGATGCTTTATTTTGGGAATGCGAGGATATGAAAGACTGGGCTACTATTCTATTTGAAGTTCTTAACTTATTGTCAGTTGAGTTTTTTTTTGCGATTACAGAATTGACACAGACGTTCCGCCAAATGACACTGGAAAGAAAGACGAAGATGGAAGAACGAAAACAGTCATCGCAAGAACAAGCTACGGGGAAATGTTTGATTTTATAAAAGCTTATCCATCTGTGACTATGGAACAATACATGTGGCACATGACAGTTCCTCAAATATTGCTAGCACAATACGATACAACTCATATTGAATATTTGTCAGAAGAACAAGCTAAAAAAGACAAAGCACCAAAAATAAATTCAGCCGACGACTTATTTAAAAACGATTTTGGCATACCAATTTTTAATCAAAAATAAATAATAACAATGGGAGCAACAGGATATGTATTAACAATACCTGATGAGGTATTAAAGAAACTAGAATTAGCAGATACTAAAATAAATGCTATAGCTGAAAGTAGCGAAAAAACAGCAAACAGGTTCAATCAAGCATTTTCGAGCATGGCTTTATCTGTTGACCCATTGATAAAACGGCTTGATGCATTAAAAAATATAGGTAAATTAGATTTAGGGTCAGGGTTAAAAAAATACACGAGTGATTCGGAAAAGGCTGCTGCTGGAATAGCCGAAGTTGCGAATAAGCTGAATCAATTAAAATATATATCTTCTCAATCATCGTCTGCCAATAATTCTGTTTTGGCATGGCAAGGTATTAATGAGAACTTAAAGATACAACAACAGCGATTAGATGCAATAAATCGTTCAATCAAAGAATATGAAAACACTTTATCTCAAATACAAAGTGGTAAGGGTGGTGTATTATCAAAAGAAGATCAGTCTAATTACGCTGCAAATCTAGCCGAAGCCGAATCAATCAAACAAACAATAGCATTATATCAACAAAAACAACAAGCGATTGTAAATTACCAGTTAGAACAAAAGAAGGTTGCTGACAATTTAGCTAAACTAAAAAGTTTAGAATCCGACTCAAAATCTTTGCCTGAACAAAGAAAACGTGAAGAATTAGAAAGATTGAATGCTTTATATAGAAGTGGTCAATCCTTACTGCAAAAACAAGCGAAGGCGGAAGATGAACTTGGTAAAGCTGCTCAAAAGGTTGCAATAGCATTAGATAAAGCTGCGAAAGCCGAAGAAAAGAAAAATAGCGCAAGAGCAAATAAGGCTAATCAAGAAGCAGCAAGAGCCGAAGAACAATACGCAAGAGCATTAAATAAAAGCGAGGTCACTATTGTTCAACGGGCAAGAAAGATTGAAGCATTAGCTAATGCACAAAGAGCCTTAAACTCTACTGGACGAGATTACTCTTCCCAATTATCTAAAATAGCATCGGAAACACAACGGCTTCAACAAGCAAACGATAATGTTGCAAAAAGTATGGAACGAGTTAAAAGATCTCAAAGTAGTGTACTCAATACTACCGATCAATTAACTAGGAAAATAGCATTATTATTTAGCGTTTCAGCTATACAGGGATATGTGGAAAAGCTAGTTTCTGTACGAGGAGAATTTGAACTACAGCAAAGAGCATTGCAAGCAATTTTGCAAAACAAAGATGAGGCAAACGCTTTATGGGAAAAAACAGTGGCATTAGCTGTTAAATCACCATTCCAAGTAAAAGAATTGGTAACTTATACAAAACAGCTAGCAGCATATAGAATAGAATCTGATAAACTATATGATACAACCAAAATGCTTGCTGACGTATCAGCAGGATTAGGCGTAGATATGGGTCGTCTTATTCTTGCATACGGACAGGTTAAGGCTGCTAACTATTTACGTGCGTCAGAAGTAAGACAATTTACAGAAGCTGGTGTCGGATTGCTTCAAGAGCTTGCCACTATGTATACAGAACTAGAGGGTCGTATGGTATCTGTTGGCGAAGTCCAAGCTAGAATAACTAAACGTATGGTTGCCTTTGGTGATGTAGAAGAAGTTTTTAAACGAATTACGTCAGCAGGAGGTATATTTTATAACATGCAAGAAATCCAAGCCGAGACATTGGCAGGTATGATTTCCAATCTTAAAGATAACTTTGATGTTATGTTTAATGAGATAGGAAAGGCTAATGATGGAGTTTTGAAAGGATTTATAAATATATTAAATACTGTAGTTGCACAATGGAGAGATTTTGCAATAGCATTAAATACCGCAGGCGCAGTTTTTGTTACATATTCTATAAAAGCTGCAATAGCAGCAGCAGCGAATAGAAAGATTGGCGTATCGGCAATCGAAGCAATGATAGCACAAGGTGGATTAGCTAAAGCTATTGGGTATACTACAAATGCTCTAATAAAATCATTTAATTTTGTAAAGGCAAACCCGTGGATTCTTGTAGCTACAGCTATTGCAGGAACTATCTTCTATCTAAAAGATTTAACAGAAAGACTTGACGAAACTCGTGCTACATACGATGTTTTAAATAATCAAATAGATACTCAAAAAAGCAATCTTGAATCTTTAACAAATAAAATAGAGAAGCAAGTTAAGGCACAAGAAGATGCAGAATCTTCTTTATCAAACGTAAAGAAGGGGACGCAAGAATATAAAGAAGCCGAACAAAAAGCTAATGAAGAAAGAGAAAAAACGCAGAAACTTTTAAATATACTAAAAACGCAATATCCCGAAGTATACGCAAAGGTAATGCAGAATAAAGAAGGTATAAAATCATTAGCATCTGAACAAAAAAAATACAATGATGAACTTGAAAGAACGCAGACCTTAAATCGCTTAATGCAAGCAGGAACTCCTTTATTTGGAGATAGTTTTAGAGAACAAGCAGAATCTTATACACAATCTTTAGATAGACAAAAAAAAGCTATCAAAAATCTAACAGGAGATTATGATTCTTTAGTAAAAGAAATCCAATTCCTATTTAAAACGGAAAAAGAAATACCAGATTCTATTAAAACACAGGTTAATTCAATAATAAATAGTAATACGACTATTGAAGAAAAAACACAGGCTCTTTTAGCATACGCTAGATCATTGGCGACGCATACTCAAACATCAAATCGTATGCTCAATAATCTAAGGATTACAGCTAAAAAATCACTTGAAGATTTAGAAGATGCTAATAAAAATAGAGTAGTTCAAATGCAGGAGATGAACAAAAGTTATGTTTCTTTAAGAGATAACGCTCTTAAAGAAGCAAATATTACATTAGCTGAATTTAAAGCTTTATCAAAAGAGCAACAAGAAGATTTAGGAAAGAGAATGGCAACATTTATAAAATCTTCTGCCGGGGCGGAAAGCAATTTTGCACGCTTTTTTTTAAAAAATAGAATAAAACAAGATTTAGGTATTAGCATTTCTTATGACGAAAAGGAAGTCGAGAAAGAAATGACCGACCTGCAAAAAAAACTATCTGAATATGTAAATGAATATAATAATAAGCCTGAAATAAAAGGGAAAAACGCTTTAAAATTGCCAATTGTTACAGCAGAAACAGATGTAGAAGAATATAGAGATAAAATTTTTGCAGCTGGTAAAGCCTTAATTGAAGCAGCGCAGGAAAATGCCAATTCTGTTGAGAATCTTGCACCTCATATAGATAAGAATCAAAAGGTCGCAATTCAGTTAGCAAAATCAGCTGGGGAGGCTCAACAAGCTCTAGCTAAACTTTTTGGATATACGGATAAGAAAGGCGAAAAAGCCGGAGAGACAGCCTATGAGCGTAAGATAAAGGCTCAATTAGACTTATTGAAAAAAATGCAATCTCAATATGAGAAGCTAAGACAGACAATGGGAGAAGAAGATGCTACAAGCACTATAACTTCATCTTTTGGAACAGCTTATCAAAAATTATTCAATAAGCCATTAAAACTTAAATTTGATAAGGCTTCGATAGCTAATGAGATGGAGTCCATTTCTAATACTATTAGTGGTAAATCAGCGGAAGCATTAAAGAGAAGTTGGCAAAATACCATTGGTGAATTACGTTCAGAAATTACAGTTTCAGCAACTCTTGATAATATCAGTGAATTTGAACGTCAAATGGACTCAATGTTTAATAGCTATCAACTGTATATCGAATTGGAGGCTAAAGGTGTTCCTAAAGATCTGATTCAAAATCTGTTTGGCATTGATGTAACTACGTTGGACGATATAGCTAGAGCGTTAGAGGAAAAATATCCCGATGTTAAAAAATTAGGAGAAAAAGAACTTGATTCTTATTTCAAGATACAGAAAAAAATAACTGATAATCAAAAGAACGAACTTGAAAGACGTTCTGATTTATTGTATAATTATTTAGAACAATCTGTAGACAAGGTTAAACAAGTACAAAATTCAGGAGCACTTGAAATCAGCTTTGCCACTGATTTCTTCAATAAAGGAAGCTTGAATGCCGAACAATATGCGACAGTCGTTAAAAATGTCACAGAGAAAGTAAATAAGGAAGTTAGCAAGATTAATACAGATAAGTTCAAAGAAACTCCTGAATATATTCAAGCTATGGGTGACTTATCCGCTTATTCTGCTTCTCAATTAGAAGTAATGATAGCTAGAATGCAGGAACTTATAAACTCTTCTGCCGGAAATCTAAATGCATCAGATTTGAAAGTATATACAGATTTGATAGATAAGATACAAGACAGATTAAAGCAGATTAAATCTCCGTTTAGTAAAAATGCTTTTGCAGAATTTAGAGAACTAAAAAGACTACAAGCGGAATTTAATGCAGAAACAGAAAGATATAATCAACTGTTGAGAGAGCAGAATATTGCTAAAGATAGACTTGAAAGCGCAAAAACAGAAGCCGAACAAGCTAGAGGTAGAGTTGGAATAGATGCGTCCGCAAAAGATGACCTTATAGCAGCTACAGAGAGTTTGCAAGATGCTAATAGTGCTTTAAATAATTCTAATGATAAATTGAACATTTCACAAGGTAAACTGTCTAACATATCCGGTAAAATGGGACAGATACAGGGTGGAATGAGTGCAGCCATGTCAATGATTGACAAGATAGTTACTGGTATTTACCAATCTATTGAAGCGACCATTGATATAATGAATCAATTTAAAGAACTTCAAGAATCACAAGGCGTTGATACGTCCAAAGGAGGATGGAGAGAAGCGGCACAAGCAGGAGAATTATTGGGTAATGTAAATAATAAAGTGATGTCCTCTTGGAACAATTTCAAGAGTGGCAATATTGCCGGAGCAGTAGCCGATGCGGTTGGCTCTATAACATCTATTTTCACAACATTAAATAAGCAACATGATGCTAGAAGAGAGCAAACCATTCAAGAGGAAATAAAGCAAGTAGAAAAGCTTCAAAAGGCTTATCAAAGATTAGGTGATGCAATAGAAAATGCATATACTATTGATACTCTGAATATGAGTACTGAAAATGCTCAACGTAATATTCAAGACCAAATCAAGAGCTATCAAAACATGATAGCTGCCGAAGAAGATAAGAAAGATACAGATTGGGATAGAATAGATGAATGGAAAGAAGCTATAATTGATTTGCAAGAACAGGCAGATGAACTTAGGAGTCAAAAACTTAATGAATTAGGAGGTTTTGGTAGCGGAGCAGACATGAAATCTGCCGCAGAAGAATTTGCATCTGCTTGGCTAGAAGCCTATAAAGAAACAGGTGATGGATTAACAGCATTAGAAGATAAATGGGATGAATATATCAATAATGTAATTATGAAACAGTTGGCTCTAAGAGGAATAGAAAAATTCTTAGAACCAATAATGAATAATCTGAATAATATGATCGGTTCGGATTCATATTTATCTGATGATGAATTAAAAGCGTTGCAGAAACAAATTGAAGAAAAGATGCCTGCTTTAAATGAGTATTTCAAAACAATATCAGAGAATTTCGGTGTACCAATTACTGGTGGAGAGGACAATGGCTCTACTCTTAACAAAGGTATTCAAGGTGTGACGGAAGAAACCGCTAATGTTATTGAAGCTTATCTTAATTCAATGAGATATTTTGTCGCAGACACCAATATGGTTATCAACAATTTCTTTGCTGCATTTACTAGCTTAGACCCATTGCAGAACCCAATGTACAGTGAGCTTGCAAATCAAACTAAACTTTTGAGAAGCATAGATGATAGATTGGCAAGTGTTATTACATACAGTGGCGACCATCCTAACGGTGGGGCATCAATAAAAGTACTAACATAATATTGTTTTCAGGAAGGATTAGCCGGAGTAAATTCCGGCTTTTCTTATTTAATAGCTATTCTATACAAAAATATAGGAGTATGTTTTCTAGACCACTCCTATATATAAATAAGACAACCATAATAAATAGACTCGTACGCATTGTACGTACTGTACGAGTTAGAACTCAAATTAGAAACCGAATTATTAAACATTAATCTCTTTTTGCAATGCAGGTAGCTCCAACTATCTGCATTCTTTGCTCCTAACTTTCTGCTGCAAATATAGTACTAATTTTCTCTATTCCAAAATTTGTCTAAGTCTTTTGGTAGAATTGGTTCTATTTTTTTCAGTAAATCTTCATAAATAGAAGTATATACCTTGTGAAATTTCAATCCATTCTTTATTTTAGCACACATTTTTTTTATAGATCGAGGTTGTCTTGGATATACTTTACTAATTGTCAATGGAGACATTTCCAACTTATAATGTAATATATAAAAAAGGAAAGCTCTAGCCGATACGACATTTTCCATCCTTTCTTTATTTACAAGTTCTTGTTCTGTCACTCCAAAATGAGTGCAGACTATTTTCTCAATCTCATCTATTTTCTTTGCTACATCAAGTTCTAAAGTCATAGTGTACTATTATGGACACAAATGTACTAATTAGTACACTACCTTCCAAATATATTCGGGAATATTTCATATACAGTTGGTATTCAACGTGATATATACTATAAAATACTGCGTAGTGTATTTCTGTAGTTTTCACCTTATTTATTGCATAGTTCAATGTCGGACTATATTAAATGTATTTTTTATGGAATCAAAAACAGTTGTTTATACTCCTGATGCAGGGAGTGGAAGCGGAAGTGGAATGATGGCTATGCTTGCTCCACTTTTGCAGCAGAAAGGTATTGATCCTAACTTGTTAATGGCTTTGAATAGCAAAGGAAATGGAAACGGGTTTGGTGGAGATGGCTCATGGTTCTTATGGATTATCTTCTTGTTCTTCCTTTTCCCTCTTTTCGGTCGTAATGGTTGGGGTAATAATGGTGGTAACGATGGTGGAAATGGTGGCGGATATGGTGTCGCTGGTATTCCAAATTTGATTAACAATGATGCAGGAAGGGAATTACTAATGAGTGCTATTCAAGGAAATGGTCAGGCTATTAACACTTTAGCTACCAATTTGAATTGTTCGGTTGGACAAATTCAACAGTCTATTAATGGCGTTATGACACAAATTCAAGGTGTTGGTAATCAAGTGGGTATGTCAAGCCAACAAATTATCAATAGCATTCAATCTGGAAATTGTCAGATTGCACAGGCTATTGCAGATTGTTGCTGCAAGACACAGAATGCTATTACTACGCAAGGTTATGAAAATCAGTTGTCTATTTGCAATCAGACCAATACATTGGTTAACACTGCAAATCAGAACACTTTGGCTTTACGTGATGGAGCAACTGCCAATACGCAAGCTATCTTGTCTAAATTGGATGCTATGCAGAATCAGAACTTGCTTGATAAAATTGACAAGCTTCGTGAAGATAAGAGTACTTTGCTTGCTCAAATTTCTAACGATGCACAGACAAGAAATATTCAAGCTTTCCAAGCTCAAACTATTGCGCCTGTAAATGCTGCTCTTAGTGATTTAAGTGCTCGATTGGCTAAAATTGAATGTAAACAACCTGAAACAGTAACAATTCCATACATTCCAGCAATGGGAAGTATGATTCCTGTAAACTATAGTGTGCCTGTAAGTATGGGGGTTACTCCTTACACTAACTGCGGTTGTTAAGAAAGGAGGTATCTATGTATGGTAATCCTTTAAATCCGTTCAATCCATATTGGTGGGTAGGTGGTCCCGGTCCAGCTATTCCGACAAGACAACGTTCTTGTTTGAAACAACTCTGTATATTTGAGTTGCCGACAACAAACGTAGCCTTATCAGAGACGAGTGTAGACTATGGGATTGATAAATGTCTGTATAATCAGCTTCCTTGTGAATGTTATGTGACTGTGCAAGTTAATCAAGCAGTTCCAACAGGTGGTGAAGCACTGCCTGTAACGATTGCTATTCCAACGTCCAATAATAGTACAAATGTAGGGAGTTCTTCTTCTAATAATGGTGAAAGTAAAGTAAATGTTATAGACCATAACAGTTCAAATGTTATTGGTTCTGATATAACAAACTCAAAAGAAGTATTTGCTTTTATCAATAAAAGAGAAGGGATTATACGTTTTGTCAATTTTCAGACAGGCGGAACAACCCCTGCACCTACATCAGTAGCAAGTAAGTGAATCTATAGACGGGAGTAAAATCCCGTCTATGTAAAACAAATTAAAAGTTTATTATATGTTTTCATCAAGTAGACAAGGTGGTTTTATATATGTTCTTTCTAAAGGAGAAAGACCAACAGTTAAGATAGGGCAGATTGAATCTGTAAGTTCACCTGTCCCTAAATATCCTACTTATAATCCGTCAATACCTTATAGTCCTCAACCAGAAATGCTTATTGACATTAAGGTAAGATGTGGCGAGGAAGTTTTAGACTTTCAAAAATTACCAGCAAATGGTGAAATGTTCGCTTATCCAAATGTGATTGTTTCCGAAAAGAAGGAGGCTATCATTTCGGAAGTTGAAGCAATGATACAAACTAGTAAGCAAATTGTAGAAAGCGTTCCATATCATAAGTCTGTTATAGAATCTTGTGATAGTATTTTAAAAGAACTAAATCCTCAATTTGCTAAAGAGAAGCAACAAGAAGATAGGATTAATTCATTGGAACAGGAGGTTAAATCCGTAAAAGATGGATTGGGAGATATAAAATCTCTTTTGATAGAAATGAATACGTCTAATAAACCCAAAACAACAAATTCTAAATAATAATATTATGGGAATGATTGAAATAATGGAAGGCGAAAGAAAAGGCGGATTAGGAAAAGCCTTTAAGGACTTCAAAGAGAGTCTTGAATGCCTAAAAGAAGATTTCGAAACCCTTTGGGACGAAATGGAATCAATGGGAGAACGTAGCGGACAAGGCGGTTCTTATGGTGGTGGTAGTCGTGGTGGTTCTTACGGGAATAGATACGATGAATACGATGATGAAGAAATGATGGGAGAACGCAGAGGTGTAAGAGGCTCTGGTCGTGGTCGTCGTCGTCGCTAATACAAACTAAGGGGGATATAATAGTCCCCCTTTAATACTAAAAGATATGAAAAAAGGAGCAAGCTTTGATTTATATGATAATATCCCGGAAGATATGCGGATTTATCTACAAAATTATGGGTTTAATTTTAGTGAGAAAATGGCAGAATTTGCTATTTCTAAAATGAAAGATAAAGATGATAATCCATACATTCCTGTGCCAAAAGAAAAAGTAAAAGAGCTATTAACCAGATATGGTGTCACATTAGAATTAGACAATGGCTCTAATAGTTGGTATGTATGCAACATGCTTAAAAGTGATAACTGGGGTAGTTCTATTTCCGATGAGCAGCATTTGGCATTAGCAATTAAAGATTATATAGATGACAAAGATGCAGGAGTTGGTACAGAAAAGCCTTTCAGATATTTTTTCGCTTTATGTATGGGTAATGGTACAGCATTAAATTGGAGAGAAATGCTTTAATTTTAGGCACTTAAAATGTGCCTTTTTTTAATGTTATGGAAATAAAAACAATATATTTATCTAAATACGATTGGACTGTCACTATCTTTTATGATTATACTTGCAAATATTTTGAAGATGTAATAGAAGAATTAGAATATATCGAATGTGGAGAAGAGTCTCTTAAAAGAGCTTATAAAAATCTAACTACATGTGGATATAATAACGGACTTACATTTTCTAATCACTTAGCGCATAAAAGTGTAATTGTTATAGGTAGAACGAGCAGTGCAAAAGAGTTTGAAAAAACTTGGTCTCATGAATCAGGACACTTAGCAGACCATATATGCCTTACTTATGATATAAGTCCTCATGGTGAGGAAATACAATATTTAGGTGATTACATCATAGATAAGACATGGGATTCGGCAAAGAAATATTTATGTGATTGTTGTAGAATAAAGAAATGATAATATGAAAAACAAAGATTTCAAGAAAGCATTACAGAGTGATAAACCTATCAACTCTATGTTTGCACTTATTCCCGAAAAGCAAAAGAAGTCTTTTATGAAATTTGCTAAGCAATTTGGATTTACAGAAGAGAAAATAGAGCAACTTTTGAAGTCTGAAAAATGATAGCCTATGAAAACAAAAAGAGTAAAATATGATGCTGTCAAATTGGCAATCATACGTAAGAATTACATGATTAATGAGGCAATCAATGATTTAGTGAGAGATTTACCTCATTGTGATTTTGAGAAATTAAGATTTCAACTTACAAATGAAATTATGGAGTTGCAATCACTAAAAAGCGAAGGGGCTAAATAGCCCCTCTTCTTACTCTATCGTAATTACAATTTTCTCACCTCTTTTATGTGCTGCATCCATTTTTTTATAAAGATTGGTGAATGTTTCAGTACTATTAATGACTTGTCCTTTAATCTTATTTTGTCCAACAAGAATGCAACCTAGCGTATCTTCCGGCTTGTTTCCAACATGAATTAATACTCCTTCAAATCCTCTAACATCACATAATCTAGGAAGTTTACCATCACAGAATTTAGCCCATATCCTATCTTTGAATTTAGGACTAACAATATTCATGTCAATTGCATAAGTTCCCGTAGGAATAGCGGTTTTCCCATACACCTTTTTTGTTTGAATAACAGACAAAGGCATCTCATTGCTTAGTCCTCTATCTGTATCTTCGATAGTGTCACATTCATATACATTATTTATAAAAAGAGAACCAATAGTATAATTCGTTCCTTTAAATCTTCTTTTTAATTTTATTTCCATATTCAATCTTTATTTTCATTACGTGTATTATATTTCTTCAATGCAAGTTCGCTTATATTATTATCTTTGATATATTGATTACGTCTTTTCAGAGCATCTTCTAATGTTCTAAACATGCCGACATCAATACTTTTAGCACCGTAATATACACGAACCTTATACCTTATCGGGTTTTTAAGACGAGGTATTATTTTGCGGTATATCCATTTATGTCCAGTATTACTCATTTCTTAAACAACAAAATTAATTCTTCAACACTAGCCTTATGATAATAATCTTTATCATTATCTTTGGGTGGATACAAAAATTCGATTTCTGATAATCCTCCTTCTAATTCGTTATCATGATATATACCCCAATCTCCTTTACTGTTAGTAAAGACTTGTCTGTCATCGGTATCATCTCGGAGTGCAGCAATAAAATAGAATAAGTTTTCATTTTCACCGCAATCAATATCGTTTTCTTCCCTTTCTGATAAAAAACGTTTCAATTCGTCCTCTAATGAAAGATTATAACACTCATCAGGATAACCAACGCCATGAATAGATTGGGTAGGAATACATATATGAATCCATACAGCTCTATCAAAATAACAGCAAGGACAAATATGATAACCAAGTTCCTTTAGTTTATCTAATATTTTCTTGTTGTTTGCTCTTAAAAAAGCTTTTTGAATAAATCCCATGACATTTATTTTAAGCCAGTACTTCCATATCCATTCTCATTTCTATCTGTTTTTGACAATTCTTCTACTTCTTCCCATTCAATAGGCAAAGTAAAACCAAATTTACATTGAACAACTCTATCTCCGATTTTATATTTAGGCATGTTAGGCATTACATGATAAAATACTGCTGATACTTCTCCGCGAAAAAGTTCATCAACAGTACCAACGCAATTACTTAATACCATCCCAGTTTTCCAAACACTTGACCGAGGGCGGAAATCAATAGAAAAATTTAACGGAGAGTTCTTCATATTTACAACTGAATGGAATGCTACATTTTGTCTGTCCAATACATTAGAATATTCAGTTTCAATGATTTCATAACCACGTTCAATCTGAAATGCTAATCCCAAACCATATTTCCATACATTAGGAGCTATCTCTTCGCATGAAGTAGCATATAAGTCATAACAAAAATCTTCATCGTAATGTTTTACTGGAATCTTTGCATCTGGATGCATTTTCTTAAATTTTACTTTCATCTTCTTTATCGTTTAATTGTTGAGCTTTAATAATACATTCACCAATAATGTTTGGGTTTTGATATGCGTCTACTAGATTCTTATATGCTTCTACACATTCAGAGCTATCATTGTAGTTTATATCTTCTGCTTTTCTAAACACCCAGTTTACAAGATTGTTTATAATGTCCAATAATTCTTTCTGCTTATAATGTCTTAGAGCAATCGAATCTTCCGCAAATTTAATACATTCTTTTATTCTGTTTGATATTTCGGTGATAGAAAGTTTAGTCATTGAGCGAGCAACTTCTACCAATGATGCAAAATAGGGATTTTCGACACCTTTAATTGTAGATAGATAATCCTCTAAAGCTTGACGATATTTGAATAAAAGAGGCTGTATGTAAACGTCTAAATTATCGTTGAAGTCTGCATAAACTGTTCCACTGGAAATAGTCAGGTTATTAACTTCCTTTTGATACCAATTTACCCTTTTCTTTGCGGCATAAAATAGTTTCTTGGTTTCTTTATCTTTATTTTTTATTGAGGGTTCAATATCCAAAACGCAACAGTTGCACATTTCATTTAGAGCCATTACCTGATAAACACTTACCAGCAATATCTGGTTAGATTTCATTGGTACTTCCTCTGGCTCTTCAAACTCTTTGGGATGCGCTTCTTCATACGACTTGCCAAATAGATAAAAATCAAGAGATGTTGGGTCATTAGGGCAAATAGTTTTAGCCCAATTGGTCGCTTCTATGACTGTTTTCATGTCATTACTCTTTCTCTTGATTGCTCCGATTTCTCTTAGGGTATTAAGAGAATGAACATCAAGCGGAAGAAGAAGTTTTGATTGGTCTAATGACTTCCATATTCCTACATCTATTGGACTATTTTTGCGACCTAACCATCTTAGCATTAAATTAAGTCGTTTACAACACGATTTGGTATTTTGGGGTATTCCATTGCATCCAATAAAAATAGCCGTTAAAACCTCAATATGTGAGGTAAATCCATTATTATTCATTGCATCAATTATGCAATCTTCAAGTGAATCAAATTTTTCATATATCTGTCTTAAAAAATAACAAATATTTGAAAAATCGAACTTTTTGAGCATCCTATACCAACAACCATCATCTCCAATGTGTACTGGATATTTTTTAGACATAATCCATTGGTATGGTGAATCTCCCATAATAGCCAATGTCTTTTCGCAAGCTTTATAGATTTGTTGACGGTTGCCGAAAGCTAGGATAGAACAGATTACTGCTGCGACTTCAATGTCTCGCTTGTCTTTATACTTCCAAAGGAAAGAAACAGGGTCTTTCTCGAAGTATTTTCGATCTTCATATTTCTTTGATAGTTCTATTATTTCTTGATTATTCATACGGATCTTAATATAACAATTAAACTTATGATGATAGATATTAGACTTATTATGTTTGGGATAAGCCATCGTAAATCATCTTTTTTCATATCCCTTATTTTCTAAAATAATAATATGGCTATGTTCTTTCCCTGCCGACCAACTTTCTCCTTTGATAACAGTGTAATCTTTAAGAGAATTTTCTGCGCATTTAACAAAGTCATCGACTCCATCAAAGATTAATGGTTCTTTATTCTCTAATTTTTTCTTTGGTCTATTTAAGAACTTATAAGTTTTATCTCCAAGATAAGTTAAGACACGACCGATAAACAGTCCTATAATGAATGCTAAAAAGTTTCCTATTGTCATAATCCAACGTAAAATGTGTAACAATTTCTAAATTCTTTTTTTACTAATTCTATTGTATCTTCATTGTACCAATTAGGTACATTGTTTACAATAGCAAACATCTTTTCCCCTCCCATGTAATATTTATTTAAGAACTCTCCTGTTGTACATCTATATATATCGCAATTAGGAGCTTTAAACATTTCTTTCCCATCTATTTCTATAGGAGATATAGCTATATATCTTTTATGTTTGGTGAAAAAATAACATTGAGGGTTATAGGCTGCACCAAAATCGAATACAATATGGTTCTTTGGTATTATCTTTGATAGATAATAATATGGTTCTAAAAAACCAATAAAACTATTATCTATACCACAACATTCTTGTCTGAATACTCTATCTTTTTCTTCTTTGGGAATTAAGGATAAAGTATAGTTTATTAATTCTTGTTCCGTCATTTCTTCTCCTTCCTTTTTTTACATTCTTCTTCATATAAGCGTTCCCATTTTTCAGCTTCTTTCTTATATGATTGCAAACTCATAACAGTTGGTATTAGAAGAGTTAATAAAAAACCTATAATAAATAAGCAAATGCTTAATGTTGTTTCCATATTATAATGATTTTAGAAGTTCCTCTTTTGTAGAAAACAAATGCTTTTCAGATAACCATATTTCATCAAACATATATTGGACATACTTGTGATATACGTCTATGTTTATATTTTCAACTTTCTTTAATACACAGATATTGTCATACATAAACCAAACCATATCTCCAATATCATATTTTGTACTTATTGTCATAAAGCTACATTTTTAACTGATTAATAATATCTTTTATTTCTTCCGAATTGATATGACCTCTCCCTTTTGGTTGAAGGAGCATATCTGCAAACAAGTCGGCTACAACGTTATTGATAAATTCTTGAAGTAAATGCTTGGCTAAATAATCATCATCGGTGATTTTTTCTATGTGTGAGATTATCTTGGCAAGCATTTCATTGTTTTCTTTCGTTAGCCGAAGAAGCTCATTTATCTGTTCATCACTCATGGCATTAATTCAGATAATTGTTCGTTGGTAAATTTGATAATTTCGGTTTCATATAGATCATAACCGGAATCATAAACTTTAACATTAATGAAATTTGGGTAAAAAACTATTCGTACAAGACTTGCATATTCGCCAAAAGAAGATTTAGCCTTTACTTCACTTTTAATATTATTCCAAATATAATCTTCAATGTCTAGTAGTCTTTCCTGTAAAACATGAGCTTCATTTGCCAAAAGCTTTATTTCTTTCTCTTTCATAATCCTTAATTTATTCGTACATATTTCCCTGCAATATTACAAGTTCTTAATATTTCGGCATTATCTTCACCGAAAGCTATTAGGATACTGCCGCAACCGGGCGAATCTCCACGAGTTCCATCCGGTCGGTAGAAACGTATTCGGTTACGTAGAAATTTCATAGCCGTCGCTTTCTCAAATATAATGTCCTGAAACATCTTTGAATCACAACGATTAAAGAGTAATGCAATTCCGTTTCCATGCTCCGCCATCCGTTTTATAAACTGTTCAATAAGCGGACGGGAATAAGGAGGATTTAGCCAAACACGACCTACCCAATCTTTAGTTAATCCGTCATGGTTCTTGTTGTACATTTGTGTAGCTGTTTGCCAAAGCGGTTTAACCGGAGCGCATGGATCTAAATCGAACTTTCCCAATGCGTCTATAATTTCTTTTGGCGTGTACCATTCATCAGTGGTATTAGCCGATTTTTCAAAGGTTGTATTCATTGCTATTTACCTCCAATTATTTTATAATCGCAAACATCATCTTTCAATATTAACCCATTGCTTTGAACGGTAGAATACAAATGGATTATAACCTGCGTATCATCTCTGTTGTCGATATAAACTTCTTGCCAAAGCTTTGCTATTTGTTTCATTGTTTTTTCCAGCTTGTCTTTGCCTATATCTCCATATCCGATCCATTGTTTTTGCTCTAACAAAGAGATATGTTCGTCTTTCGCCCAATGATAAGCGGATGCTTCTAATATATAAATATTTTTATTTTCCATATTTTTCTTTAATTTGCTCCAAAGTTATTCTCATACCTTCTTGTAATCCTTTCGAATAGGCATCTTGTCTTTCTCCAAAATTCCAAAGTATATATGTAATAAGAAGTAGAATCATACATACTACTCTATGCCACATTGGTAGTTTAATACTAAATGGAGATAAATTTATTTCCATGTGTCCAACAAATGCAGCAACAAATACAAAGGCTACAATCATTATTATCAAATCTTTCATGGTTTCATTCAATTAAATTACTTGCTAAATAATCATCTTCTGACATTTCAAAGATACCTGTAATTATCACATTATCACATTTTTTTGTCCTTTCTATATAGTGTTCAACTTCCCGTATAGACAGATCGCCTGTAACAGTGAATAGTTGTCTCCCATACACATATATTCCATATTTCACAGCCATGTAAGGGAATAAGAAGTATCTAGTTTTGTTTATTTCCATCTCCTATATATATTAATTGTTTTCCCCATAATTTGATTGTTTGCACCTTACCTTTTTTTATAAGATCATAAACCCATCTACGCTTAATCCCTTTCAAAAATGCGTATGTGTCAATAGTAACCCATTTATCAGTATCTATCATCATAAGTTTTTTCTCCTTAAATATTCGCAAATTAAAGTTGCATCTACTTTGTTATCATCAATATTATCACATCTATCGGTTCGCCTAAAATCCAATTCAGGGAAAAGACGTTTTGCGGCATTGATTGATGTTGCTTTAGTATTCACTTCTTTCTTGTTAATCTCTTTATTTTTGATTTTTACTTTCTTATATGTTACCACCATATCACCGTTTTGCCATATATCGCTTTGCCATGTTTTAGGAGCAATAAGATGATAAGGTATTTTATGAGCTATAAGCAAGGCTTGTAATTTCCCATATACTTCTCCAAAAGAGAATGTAGCTTTTGCACTACTACCAAATATAGCATGAACACATTCAAGTCCTGCTACTATGTTTGGATATTTAGACTTTAGATATTCAAGCATATCTGATATTTGGTAAAAGTCATTATCCTTTAAACTCATGTGAGTCCATTCTCCATTTACTTGTATCGCAAGATAACCCAAAGCACCGGGGTCTATCCCTATGTAACATTTATTTTCCATATCCCATCATTCTTTTAGCTTGTTCATAATATTCTTCTTCGTTTGAAGATGCAAATTCTCCTAAATATCCTAATCTCCTTATTTCATTAATCCAATCATCCTTTGTGAATGATTCTGCAACATCGACATTACATTCTTTTAAAGCCATTTTAATAATATGACTATCTTCATATAACTCATGCTCTAATGTGTAGAAAAATACACGCATCGCAATATATTGACCATAAGTATATAGGATTTTCTTTATCAATTCAGATTTAATTAGTTCATTTTCCATACCATATATCTTTTAAAGTTTGAAGTTCATTTGATACTTTCATATATTTAGAAAGTAAATCATCATAAGCTAATTTTAATCTTTTCCCTCTTAACCCTGAACCACTAAGGTTTTCAGCGGCAGGTTTTAGACCTATTTGTTCATAATAAGCCATCATATATTCCTTTCTTTCATCTTTAGGTATATCCTTTAAATGGACTTGCATAATTTGAGGTCTTTTTGCCTTTTTTAATTGATAATTTAACTCTGCTATTTCAGATTGGAGCATTCCTATTTCAACCTTTGCAGCTTTATAATCTCTTAAAAGATACTTAAATAAAACCTCAATAGGTAAATCTTCTAAATCAATTTTATTATCATTCTTCATTTTTCTTTTTATCCATTATTTGCCATAATAAATTAACAGGTAATATATCCTTATTATACCCATTTTTTATTAATTCCATATTCTTTGCTAAATCCCTAGAATCAATAGGGAAATAATAGTATATAGAATTTTTATTCTCCGCTTCTATCGTCATATCTATTAAAGATTGTAGATAGTCTCTAAGTTTAAAGTAATTAGGATTTGCCATACTTGTACAACTATTATATTACTTCATAATCTCTAATTATAAACTCCCAACTTTTAAAATCTAGTTCTCTTGCTGTCATCATAGCTTTTTCTTTTGAGCTGAACACGCCAATAACAACTCTTCTTTCAACATTAGGGAAAGAAGAATTTTCAAACTTATACAATATCCAAACTTTATTCATAACCAAATCCTCACTTTCTTAACTCCATAACTTGTGAAAATATCAACTCCCATAATTTCGTTTCTTCTAAAATTTGATAGAATATTATGAATACCATATTTTTTGTTAGCTTCATCCCATATACGTTTAGGTGTCTTTAATAAATAAGGAGGATTAATCCCTATTTCCTTATAATAATTACATAGAAAATCAAGAGTTTTTAATAGTCCTTTGTAATTTACTTCTTTTATAAAATCCATTTAGAATTCCTCCTTTTTTAGTTCTACTGTGATACCGCTATCTGCAAATATAGCTCTAAATCCTGTCTCTTCAAATATTCTCTCACCAAACTTTTTTTCATCGCTATTTTGATTACTTAGATGAAGCCCTATGACTGTCTTTAAATTACGAGACTTATGTCTTTTAATAACTTCGATAGCCTGATCTAATGATAAGTGATTTTCAGATGCACTAGACGACCATTCATCATGTATCGCATTATTTACAATCACATCATTACTGTAATTAGTTTCAATCATTAAAACATTTACATCTTTCACCTTATATTTAAAATAAGAACAATCAGTTATAAACAAGACTCTCATTCCATCAGGGCAATCTATTATATATGAATAACATTGTGCATTATGAGGAACTTCTAAGCATTGGATATAAAAATTGCCAATATGATATTTCTTTTTAGGAAATATTGAAATAACTCCTTCATATTTATTTGCAACTTCTGAATTGCTATATACCGGAATAGTCCTTAATAAAAATTCCGGTATATATTTAGCATGGTCAATGTGCAAATGGGAAACAATGCATCCAACAATATTCCTAAATTTATAGGAAATATTCTTATTTATAGGTCTAAATGGGATTCCTGCTTCAATTAAAAGAATTTCGTTATTACATTCAAGGATATACGCATTTCCTTTACTACTGCTCCCCGCTATCCTTAGAATTGTCATAATCCTCTTTCATTAAATAAAATAATTCTTCAAATATATTATAGTCCAACAAACGTGGGTCACATATTCCCATAATACTTTTGATTCTATATATTAAGCTTCCTACTAAATCGTCATCTGTTAAAACTTGGAAAGGCTCTTGAAGATGATTGTCTAACTCATCGAGAATATCATCAATCGTATCAATGGTGAATTGTCTATATTTCCCCATATCATAATATAGTTTTAATTCTATATCCTCTACTTTACTTAATAATTCCTTCGCTGTCATATATTACTGTAAATTTTTCTTTTAACATTTCAGGTGTATATTCAGGATAATCTTCTTCATTGAAATCATCATATCTATATGGGTAAGATATCCATTTGTCAACTCCGGCACATTCCAATGCGTTTAATTCTCTTTCAGCGTTTAACAATGAAAGTAATTTTTCTTCTGATATTACATAAAAAGTTCTCATATCATTCTTCTTTTAATCCAAAATCACCAAAATCGCAATTTCTATCTTTCAATACTTCTACAAGTTCACTATCATCAAGATAGTCAAGAGCTATATCACAAAACTCTGCTTTTTCTTTTACAGACATAGATTCAAACAAGTCTTGTACATCAATACTAACAGTTACATTTACGTTCATGATTATATCTTTTTGAAATAACAATTAATATCTTCCTCTTTTACCCACCAATGAGATTTATCACCATATTCATCAGTTATACACCCTTCATTTTCTGATAAGTATATTTCCCCTTGAAAATAAGCAATCTCGTCAGGTTCATTATTCATTATTACATCTTTAATACATAAGAATTTGTCCCCTCTCTGTATTCCTGTACTCTCTGATAATTCACCTTTTCTATATTTGTCGTATCGCTCAAAATAGTATTTGCTGAATTTTTCTGTTTTATGATTTATTAACTCCTCTTTAAACTGTTCATCGGTCATTGGAATTAATTCGTCATTAGACATGTATATTCGATACTTCCGCATATACAATTCAATACCTTTGCATACACATTTTGCGAGGAAATTTTCAATTCTTCTTTTCATAATCTTAATTCACATAAACATATTGATAACTACTTATCCAAAAAAACTCTTGAAGATTATCCCCTAAATAATTACGAATGTCTTTTTCTAAATAATCCTCAATATATTGGCAATCTTGTCGCCATCTTACTCCATTCTCTCTAGTAAGACATTGTACTTTTAAGTTTGAATATTTATTACATAAGTATTCAAATAGTTTTTGAACTATGTCTGTTGTATTTTCACTCATATTTTTCTAATTAAAAAGTCCCATCCGAATAGGTATTACTACCTAAACAAAATGGGACTAAGTTGTGATTTATTTACTCAATATATATCTGCATCACCATCTATCCAATCGGGCATCATTTCGCCCAAAAAAGAATCTAGTTCATCGTCATCATCCATAATTAAAACGGGCGTGCTTTAACTTGTTTTTTCTTTTCTTCCTTGATAGTTTCCGGTTCACCTGCACTTGCATTTGCACCACTAAGCTCTTCTTTATTATTCAATGTGGACGCATCTACAGTTTCCGTTACTTCTTCGTATTCTACAACTTCACCTACTTGTTCAGTGCTTAGTTGCTTCAAATTACTATTTGTTTGTTCCTCATTATCATCATCATCAAAAGCTTTTAATTCAGGAGTGGAATTTATAATCATTGTACATCCTGAATTTACAAGTGTCTTTTGCAGCATTTTCTCATCAAACTGTTTATGCGTTGCTTGCTCCCTAGATGAACTCTTAGACCATGCAGTCAATATTTGTTTACGAGTCATTTCGTAAAGATACATCTCTCCATCTTTAGATGGCAAATATATATATCCTCCTATAAAATCTTTATCTAGGTTTTCTAATTTTTGTACGTGTTTCAAAAGTTTCTTCTTACCTGTCTTAGGATCAACTTCTGTTACATATTCATCCCCTTCTCTAATTGAGTGCGGCATTGGCTCCCAATCAGGAAATATGCGTTTTACCATAAGTACATTCCCAAAATATCCGGGGTCTATACAAAGATCTGTTCCACGAACTACAGCATACGCCTGATTATAAGCTAAATTCAATCCTTTTGTAGCCATTTTAAAAAGTGCTGAACTAATGCTTACAGGGTCACAAACCTCTAATGCCGGACGCTTATCCTTATCTTTCAACTCTTGTAACTTTAGAACGCTCATCTTGATAGCATTCACATAGTTATAATCTTTAGGGAAATTGAAATTAGCTTGGGCTAATTCATTCAATCTTCCAATTACTTGGTCGCCAATGTTATTTCTTAAAGCGACATTTTTTTTCTCATCTGCCATTATTTATATTTATTATTGATTAATTTTCTAATGAAATCTACGCCCTTTTGATAAACTAAAGTCTTGAAATTAATACATTCTTCATAGTTTTTAGTATATTTCTGCTCTATTACTCTGAAATATCCTAAATCTTGATAACGCTGATACGGAATGTTATTATTCATAAGCACTTTTTCTTGTCGAAGAAATTCAAATAGGTTATTTCTTCCCATTCCTTTTATTCCAAGAACTTTAGCAACTTCTAGCATAGGAACAGCATCTTTACTATCTGCTACCGCATCGAAAAATTCTGCTTTAGGAGCTTGTTCTGCAATCAATGCTTGTTGTTTTTCTATTTGTTCAGCTTGTTCAGCAGCAAGCCTTAATGCTTCTGCAAAAGTTTTGGGGAGAGCTTTTTCTATAGTGCTTTTTGCTATTCTTTCACATTCCAAAAAGTAGTTTCTATACTCATAACTTTTTTCTGTTCTCGCCATCATTGCAAGATGTTTTGCAAAGTCAAGAGTGATAGCATAATCTTTTGTTTCATTACCGTTCGCCATTGTGGCGAACCCCACCCAATCTTCATTTTCATTGAAGAATTTATCTTCTTCAATGTTTTGCATACTCCATCTCGTCCAATGTGATTTGTCTAATCCAAGTCCAAGATACAATTCTTTAGCGGAAACGACTTGTTTTCCGTTTTTTTCTGTAATTTTGATTAATTCATTCATATTACCAACATTATTTGTGAGCCAACAATAAGGAAGAAAGGGAAACCTGTTGGCATAGCTTTCAGTGGGAGTACTAAATCCACCTATCCCTTTCATTCCACAAATATAGAGATATTATTTGTTATATCCAATAACCTCTACGTCAATTCCATTAACTTTAAACTTCTGTAACACATCAGATATTCAAAATGGTAGTGCATCGGCAGCACTTTGACTCATTGATGAAAAATTTTGTGTTGGTTGCGATGACTGTGGTGTTGGGACAGGAGGTGCTTGCTTAGCTGCCTGTGACTCAAACTTCTTTTTAACACTCCATGCTTTTATAGATGTATACCAACGTCCCTTAAATTCTCTGGATTCAAGATTTACTCCAATACTAACAACATCTCCGATTCTAATGTTCGCTTCTTTAATCTTGTCTGCTCCCAAAATAGTGAAACAAATATTTTTAGGATAGTTATCGTCTGTCTTTAATACAAAATCTTGGCTAACCCATTCACCTCTCTGTCCCACACCTCTAGTTTCGGGGAGTATGGCAGTAATTTGACCTTCAATATATATTGCTTCCATTATTATTTGTTATTATATGGATAAACGTCCATTATTTTACTATTAGATACACTTTCGATTCTATAATCAGCCATTGTACCTTTCATGTATTCGTCTAAATTCTTTACAGCTTGTCTTAAATCTGCTGCTTGTACAAGCATATTGGTTGTCATAGTCTTTTCAGCCCCAGTCTTTTCGTCTAAGGTGATATACCCAAGTTTACACTTAAACCAAGTATCATCAGCTTCATTATCGCTTGGAACTACTTCTGCGTATTTTGTATCTACCACAGCTTTTATCGAAAAATCACCACTGATAAAGGGAGACATCTCTTCTATTAGTCTAGCTTCGGCTTCTGTCACAGATAAGGCATCTATTAGATATTTTTCTGTAACTTTTTTTTCTTTCCCGTTCTCCATTACTTTTTCGTATTTCAGAGAACCTAAAAACCATTTTTTCATAATAATGTTTTTTAAAATGTAAATATATAAAACTAACAATCGCAATTTTTATTATCTACTTCTTCATCTTCATCTTCATTAAATAAGCCGTTAAAGGTTTCATCATATTCCTTAATAGCAACCAATACATTCCTTTGAAACTCAAAGAACTTTCTATGATTCATAGAACATTGTGAACCCATCGTTAATGTAGCTATATAAGACAAAGCATGTCCTAAATCGTCATCATCATGTGATTGTTTTGCAAATAATTCCGTAATATCATCTATATTAGAAATTGTTGCTGAAAAATGACTTTCATTTGTTTTAATTAATATTAAAGCAGGAATATCATTTTCTTCTATAAATTTAGAAAGACTTTCAAATTTCTTTATTAATTCATTTTCTTTATTTTTCATATTGTTATTTTTTTAACGCATCATCTATTGACACTCTGTTTTTTTTAACTTTTGTATATTCAGTGCTTCTTATTATATTTCCACACCAAGTATTAGTACTTTGTCCTAACATTTCAAGCTCTTTATTTTTTTTCTTGGAAGCTTTAGGGAGTAAGCCGTATACATAACCATACTGATTAGGCTTTTTCTCAACAGCTTTCAATGTCAGTATGTACTCCCCTTTTCTGTTCCTATATATTGTATTAAATCTTAGTGGGATAAAAATACCTTTTTCCTCCACCCCACCCACCTCATCATTAGTTATGATAACCCCATTCAGTTCAGATAGGGTCACATTTACACTTAAATTATTATTCATTTTCCTATTTCTATTTTCTTAAAGATACGTTCATACCACGGAAGATTATTGAAATCATCTATTTTATTTTTAATGTTAGTTACTTTTTTACATTCTTTATCTAACATATCTAGCCGTTCTTTATAATTTTCTAGCTGTTCTTCCATCTTTTTTATTAGATTATCCTCATCACAAATATAAACAGAAGAAAGTGTCCCCCAACCCCAAAACCTAGTATACGCTGCCATCTTTTCAGATATTAATGCGGTAATAAGAGCTAAATCTTCTGCATTTATCAGATAATCTCCTTTTAGTTCGAAATCTTCTGGGAATTTACCATTAATAACTTCTACATCACCAACCTTGTAGCTAAGTTCCCTACCATTAAAATAAACACGATTAAATTTGTCATTCATAACTTTTACTTTTAAAGATTTATATTTAATTCTTTCCCATTAATTGCAAAAAACAAGTTTTGTAATTGGTGGACATATTCTACATTTTGTTTTACTGTGAAATCAGCTATTTTAGCACAATTAGGGTTAAGGTATATGTATAATGGCATGTAAGCATTTATATCTTTTAAACTCTTTCTATTAAAAGAATAAAAAGAATATCCACAAATATGATTTATTTTCTCAAATCCGCAATTTAAAAGTATTTCTTCTGTTAGAGGAATTCCTTTAACTTCATGTAATATTGCGGTAATAAATCCATCAAAAAGCAAATCTACAAGAATTGTATTGTCGTATCTCTTTTCACTTCTTGGATATTTATTTTCAAAAGAATATACTTCTAAATTTAATCCATTATAGCTGACATAATTCCCAACTCTTAATTCATTTATTTCCATGTTATTCAACTCTTAATTCATTATCACTGTCATTTACTATTAATTCGATTAATTGATGGCAAGTTTTTATTTCATTGCTAGAATCTATTAGATTCATATCATCAACAAACAGAGGCAAACTTACATTGAAGAAATCTGCAAAAGCATTTGCAATATCAATACCAATAAGTATTCTTTCTGCACCGTTTGATGTAGCAGCAATTGCTCCATCTATTCCAGTAATCACGCAATCAGGAATCCAAACACCGGATTTATCCTGTGACATCATGGTAATATTGCACCGTTTGAAGAATTTATTTACTCTATCAGAAATAATCTTAGCTCTTTCTTCTTCGTATGTTTTAATTTGATTATCTAACTTTTCTTGTTCTGCTAAAGCATTGGCAGTATCTTTCAGTTGTTTCTTAAATTCTTCTATTTTTTTCTCTTGTTTTTTGCGCTCATCAATAAGTCCCATTTTTTTGCTTTCCTCTTCAATATTCGACATTAAAGCTTTTTTCATGGAAAGTAAACCTGAATTATCTTGTTCAGGAATAGTTGTTATTGTCTTTTTCTTTTCTTCTAATAAGCTAACTAATGATTTATATTTTTCAGTTTGCTCAAATGGGATAACATTTTGTTGAACTTCATCATATTCTTTTTGTAAAGTAGACAGATCTTTCTTCTCCAAAAGAGCAGTCGGAATATCAGCAAGATTCTCTTCACATTCTGCAATTACTTTAGTTACATCATCAATTCTTGCTTTTACATTCAGCCCTTCTTTTATTATATTTTCTTTTTCTATTTCTACTTGTTTATAAAACTCCTTTTTTAATAATTCTAATTTGTCATCAGGAAGAGTTTGTCCACAATAAGAACATTTATCTGCTGAAAATTCCTTTTCCAAACATTCATCCAATTTAGTTAATAGATTATTTCTTCTTTCATTTAGAATTCCTAAATCTATATTTAATGATTTTATTTTATCAGATAGAACTCTTCTTTTTCTTCGGTTTTCTTCGTTTTTATTATCTATATTTTTATTCTCTTCTGTTACAGAACATATATTAGAAAGAATAGAAGCTGAAATCTTATTCTGTTCTTCATCGTATTTTTCTTTTTCAGTTCTAATATTCCGTTCCCAATCAGATATTTCTTGCAAATCTTTATTTCTCTTTTCTATTAGAGGTTTAATAGATTCAGCACTTCCTTGTAATTCTTTATCTATATCCGAAATTTGATTTTTATAATTTTCTATGGCTTTCTTAGCACTTTCCGCCTCTTCTACATTTGGCAGATTTTCCTCCAAAGTTTTTATCGTAAGAGGAAGGGATTTAAGAGAGTCTTTTAGAGGTTTAATATCTGACGAAATTCGGGCTTTTAATTCAGAGAGTGAATACTTCTCTAGTTGCTCTAATAATTCCTTGTAATTACCCGTTAAGTCGTTGTCTGTTATTTCACCTGCCATTACAGCAAGATATTTACGTTGTTCTTTCCAATCTAAATATAAAAAGTAATTAATATCCAAAATAGAGCGAAGAACTTCCAAATCACAAAATAAATCTGCAATCTTTTCTTTATACTTTCCGGCACTTAACTCTACTCCATCAATAAAGAACTTATAATCATCTGTTCCTTTTCTTTCATAAGAATTGCTTCCTCTACGTCTAATCCATCCCACTTCTGCTGTTTTTTTCAATGAATATTCATATCCATTTGCCTCGATGATAGCCTCAACGACAGCGGCAGGAGAATCTTCTGGTATATATGTTTTAGTATTGTCGAATAAATTATAGTTCATTCTATTTTCCCCATCATATCCTGTAATAAGCCATAGGAATGCATGACGAAGAGAGGACTTACCTGCTTTATTTTGACCATATACTTTAGTAATATCTTCATTAAAAGATATTTCTTTGTTTTGTTTTCTCCAATTTTGAAGAATAAGCTTTTTTAAAATTACTTTTTTCATTTCGTTTATCATTATAGTTAATTATCTATTCCTCCCATTCTATTTTAGCGGTATCAATAAAAAGCTTGTCTGATGCTTTATACTTCAACGCTTCTTCTTTTGTCTTATATATGATTGAAGAACCAATAAAATTTTCTCCATTGGTGCACTTGTATATATTTATCCATCCTTCTCTCTTCTCTCCGACCATACATAAATTCTTGTCTTTTGTAAGTGCTTTTTCCCAATATATGCCATCTTGGGTATAAGAATATGGTTTTTCGCCTTCGTCCGTAAAAATTAACGCAACAATAGGATATTGGTAATTCACAGCGTCAAAACATATAATCCGAACTGCTTCACCTTTCACTGTGCATACTTTAGCACCTTCTTTGGCTTTTTCTAAATCAAATGGTTTCATATTTTTTATTTTTAAAGTGTTTAATTAGCTCTTCCACGGTAGCCTTGTGAAAACTTCCTGAAATGATTGTTGCGTGCATCCAATTTATATCCCAAAAGAATACGCTACCTTTAGGTTCTGTAAAATAGTGGTCGTTACCCACAGCATCATCATAAGAAACGCTAAGGGGTGAATCTGCTATAAACCATTGATTTTCATTTGTATCATCCCTTAATGCAACTATAGCAAGAAAAAGATTTTCGTTGGTTCCGCAATCAATAAAACTATCGTCTAGTGATACATTATAAGGAACGTATTCGCCATCAATAGTTGTAATTAATTTGCTATCATCAGTTATTTGGAAAGGATTTCCATATTTTTTATATCCCAACTCTTCCAACTTCTTCCGAAGCTCCGGTGTATTTTTGCGTATAAACGCTGCTGTTGTAAATCTCATAGTTATTTCCTCCTTCTTTACCAATTCAACTTCTGTCGGCTCTTCATCTTCCCATTTTACTTCGGGAAACAGTTCAGAATCAAGCCTAATCCAATCAAAGCAATGTTTTGTTGGTTGCCAATATTCATCAATCTTTACGGGTCCTCCAGTGAAAAGGCATAAATCCCCACATTTGTCTCTTGTTACATACATATTATCATCCTTTCTATTTAACGCTATGCTAATTAATCTTATAAGTTACGCCCAAACATAACACTTTATCAGACACACCTATATCGTCAAATTCAAGTTCTACATATTGGGTTTCGTATGGATAAGGATATATTCGACCATATTTGTTATGCAACTCTCTTACTTCATCATCCGACAATTTGCGCCTAACTCTCATCTCAATTTCGTAATCATCGGAAAGATTTTCAATGATTTTTCTAAGCTGCCCTACATTCTTTACCTCCATGTTCAATCTCCTTCCCCCTTTAAATCATTAATTGCAATATCCCTAATACTTCTAGTGCCAAATCCGCTATAAGTCAACGTTCCTCCATAAAACTTAAGAGTGTCTCCTTTAACAGTAATAATCGTTCCACCTTTTAAAGGACCAGCTATATCATCTTTACAAGATAATAACATGATTATCATAAGTATAATTAATATAAATCTCATTAGTCAATCTCCTTTCTCTTTAATCTGTTCTAGTATATTCTATCTTAATTTTTTTAATTTTACACCACTCGTCAAAGGTTATTACACTTATATGCCCATATTGTTCCAATAAAGATTGTTCATATTGAAACAGTTCTTTTGCTGCTTCTTCAGTCATTTATTAATCTCCTTTCTAATATTTATTCGTCAAACTTCGGTATTGGCATCCAGTGGGTAATTTCTCCGAAGACTTTATAAGCGTCTTCTCCGTAAGTAATAAATCCACTATTTTTGCCATGAAGATAGGCAGTGCACTTTCCACCATATTCACCACGTACTAATACTATGTCTTGATTATCCGGCAACCTGTCCTCTACGCTTATCCATGGAGATTGCTTTGCGTTCCATTCAGCACCAGCGATAAAATCATCCTGTGTTTCTCTATACAAAATTCCTCTATCAGTAGGTTCATACTGCCCGTCAGCGTATTCTTTTGCAGCTTCTTGTATATTCATATTTTATTTGTTTTAAATAAATACATAATCTCCGTTTTGGAATCCCCAAATAGTATGTAGTAAAATCCAATCATCTTGAAATTTACATCCATCCTTTTCGCATTCAACCACCAGCATATTTGCTTTATCAGCATAAATTAATGGGGTTACGATACCTGTAAATACACCATTTCGTCCGGTGAATTTATTACCTTCCTTTAATCGCTTGATTATTTCCTCTTGATTCATATTTATCTTGTTTTACGTTTTTCTATTAGTTCTTCTTCACTGACGGTCGTATTAGAAAGGTCGCAAAGATTAGAAATATTTGTTGTATTATTTGGTTTACAATACAAACACATTTGAGTAAACGGTGAATATACCCTTCCACACTTCGGACAAATCCATCCTTGCTGTCCGAACATTCCGTTATACGTATTTACTGCACTTGATTCTATTTTTGGGACAGAACCTTGATTTATACTTTCCATATTTTTATATTTTAGTTATTTCTTATGTATCAATCGTTTAATAGCATCCTTTTTAGAGTATGCCATAACTTTCTTTCCTTTTATGGTAAACTCTCTCAACTCTTTAATTGATGACTTAACTTTATAGTCAGGATTAAAAGCCATTTCTTTTTTACGATTTATTGAGTATGAATTATAACTTTGCGCTGCTGCACACATTGCTGCTGTTGCCAGTAACATTTGCTTTATCTTACTCATAATGATAGTTTTTTAATGTCATCCACTGATAGTTTATCCTTTCCTTTGGCATATTCGAAGAATCCTACTACAGAACATACACGTTCAGGAAGGTCATAATCACCTGTTTCAGGTAATGTCACCAAGATACTAAGTCCTGTTCCATTAATATATTCGCAAGAAACGAAATCGTCAAAATCAATATACTTTTGTGCCTCTACAGCTAGAAGGTCGCAGTAGTGTAGATATGTATTGTAGCCTCCAATAGCATCATCTATTAATTTATCTATATTCATTTCTATTCTTGTTTAACATATTTATAAATTAGGATAGTATCAGTAACAGTCTTATGTTCTGTATTAGCATCAATCTTCTGTTTAAATTCTGTACTATTCCTTTCTTTGCAATACTTACAATTCCCTTTATGATCGATGCTAGTTACTATATATCCATAATAAGTCCTTGATTGAACCATAATGTACTCACACGAATCAATCTCAATTACATCATATTCAAGAGTTGAATCTTTCTCTGTTCTTGCTTTTTGTCCACATGACATTAATAATAACGCCATTAGTGCTAAAAATAAATAGTAAATATTACTTTTCATAATTGTATGTTTAATTCTTTATTTGTAATTGCAAAATATAAGTTTTGTACCTCATGTATATAATTAATAGGCATGTAATTCCATGTATTCAATATCGTTCTAAAATTATTGTCAAAATACATAATTCGTTGTTTCTTTCCTTGTCCATCATCGGGAGAAAGCATACCACACATTTTATTATCAGAATTTATATATTCAAATCCACAAGTCAAAAGTACTTCTTCGGTCAGAGGAATACCTTCAACTTTAGATTCCTCCTCTTCTCTGAAAGTACCATCTTCCATCTCTATTGTTATGTTGTAATCGTCATTAGCACATTCATTACAAAATGTATTACTCATTAGAGATACTACTTTCCCAATTCCTTCGTCTATTTTAACGTAATTACCAATTCTTAATTCTTCTGCTTTCATGATTATTTATATTTTTTAGAAAGTTTGATAACAAAATCAATAACATCAAAGCCTATAAAAAAAGGCATACATATAGATAAAAGATCCACATTCTCGTTTACACATTGATGGTTAATGCTTTCAGCTATTAATATAGCTGATAATAATATTACTGTTCGCATAATGGTTTCATTCTTTGTATTAAGTGAAGAGAGAGAGTCATTAATTGTTTAACTTGCTCTTCATTTGGATAATCTTCTTCGTAAAAGTCTATTATATTCAATAAGGTATCACAACCGGAACAAGAACCATAATAGGTATGTGTCATAAGATAATCTTCTATTCCAGGCTGATATACATCTTTTTCAGGGATGATGAATATCTCTGTACCTGACCAATCTCCATCATCAATTACGTGTATATTTTCCACATCATATTCAGATATAACATACGTGAATATAGCTCTTACTATTTTTAAGTATGAATCATATTCTTTCAATTCGTTTTCTCTAAACCATTTTTCCAACTTATGCTTATTAGCTTCCCATTGATCTATAATTTCTTTTATCATAGCTTTTATTATTAAATTCGTTTACACATTGGTATTATTACTTCTTCGATTTCTCTCCATGGTACTTATTTATGAGTCTACACAAGTATTCTCAATGGTGTCTCCACTCCACCTCTACTCACTACTTGCATATAGCTTTCGTGAGATACTTTTCTTAAAATTCCTATCGTTCCGTTAAGGTCAGCATTCAGGATTTTCCCTGTACTGCTACGGTATAGACCTCTCTTTATTCGTTTACCCAAGTAACTATCATGGTGACACATCTCTTCTCCGGCATAGTGGTCAACTTTAGAAGTATAGCTTTCTTCTGTTATGACTACCCTTATTCCCACTTCTTCGGATTTATACTGTATCATGGATATAAGCTTTTCAAATGGTATGCTTACAAAGTTCTGATTGTTTCTCTTTCCCATATTACAGTTTTGCTTCCAGTCTTTATTGTTTCCTATTACAATAGTACCGATATGATGTTCTATACAATAGTTTACAATAAAACGTGATGCTTTATGCATATAGTCATTTACTTTACAATTTCTCTTTAATGTCAGCTTACCTATTCTATTACTCGTACCTCTGTTCCCTATATAGCTCATGAGTAATGATATTTTCTTGTTAAAGTATTGGTTGATGGATTTCAACGGTCTGCCATTTACGATAAAACTCTTTTGATTGAGTGAATCGTATGAAGTTACAAGATTATTCAATCCTAAATCAATACTCAAATAAGAATCCGGCTCTAGTCCGGTGGTTTCAATACTTTCCTTTTCATATACTACTTCTATTATGTGGCAACTACATTGAGGTATAATCCTCACTTGGCACAAATTAGTCACCTTTGTTCTTAACGGTTGTATGTTCGCTTTCTTCGGGAAGTGGATGTATCCGTCATTCAACTTGCATTGTTGCGAGGTGAATACGACTATGTTCCGTCCTTTCGTCTTATGCTTGTACTTTGGAAGTTTCGGTTTTCCTTTCAACTTGTCCTTGCACTTGCACAGCTTGAAGAACGACTCCCAGTTCTTGAATAGCAACTTAACTATCTGTTGACTTGTCTGTGACGGTAGAACGATATAGTCAGCCTGTTTTTCTTTTGCAAGCCTTGTAGTAACTTCATATTCAGATAACATCTTCCCATTCTGCGTAAATTCCTGACGTATCAGATAGTTCACGTAGTTGTACAAGTTCTTGGATAAAAAGCAAAGATTATCCAAATTCTTATCTCCAATGATAATATGTCGTTCTACTCGCTGCATACATAAATATAATCAATTATATGCTTGTTTTTATTAATTATCTTTCATTTATTAAACTATCCAAGAGCTTTAAGCCTTCACGAGCAGGTAAAAGTTTGCCTAAAGAGAAATATTTCTATCTCTCTCGGCTTAAACTTTAAAAGTCTACGATTGAACTATCCTGTCGCCCATCGCCTCTTTCGCAGTCTTGAATATCAACGTAAATAATTCAAGTTCACTCTAATCGGTTTACGTCCCGAACATACAGACATCGTTTATGCCATTGTGATATGTATGTAGCCCCTTGTATCACATTTACAACTTTCTTTCCAAGCGGTCTTTACTGCAATAATTTTCGGTGTAAAAAGAAAGCCGTATTAAGAATCAACTTAATACGGCATCCTAAAAAGGAAATCCGTATTAGCGAACTGTCTATGACAGGTAGGACACACTATACGGATTTATTATTATATCCAATTTTAAAAAAAAATGTTTCTATAATGTCTGCATAGGTGTCCTACTTCCTAATACATCGGCAAATATCTTCTTTATTTTTGAGATGAGCAAGAGAAAAGTAGTATTTAACATTTATATAACTTTTAAACAACCTTATGGATAACCATACTAAAACCACATGGTTATAATAGGATAACATCTTTGGTTGCTTCGGTTTTCACATTTTCAATGAGATAATCACTCCATCCATCGTTGAATTTCACATCTCTAGTTTTATCTTCTACTTCTTCAAGTAGTTCAATCAAAGCTTCAACTGTCATATTCAATAATCATAAAGTTCAACACAATCTTCACGCTCTATGACATCTTTCACTTCATCGTCAAAAATGTCTATTCTCACAGGTTTGCTTTTATCTTTAATTTCAGATAAAATATCAATTAGTTCTTGCACTGTCATAATTTATCCTCCTATTTTACATTAAGTGTTCACTGCCTTAATTAAACCTCTTGTACTTTCAATATTTCATCTAGCCGAAACAAAGCTCTATCATATTCTACTTCATTGTCAAAGTAGAAATACCTTGTTCCGTTCCCGTACTTCATTTCAATGCAGAATTTACCACTTGAAACACTATTTCCACGTCCTTTGTATTCTTTGATACTTGCGTCTTTCAATCGTTGATTTTGTATTCTTATCCACATATTTTTATGATTTAAATGATTCTACTAGTCACCAAATTAACAAACTTTCTATTGCTATTCTAATAAAAGGGAATAAATTCAGTTTCTTTTAGCTTTCTCATATCATTTGTTATTGATTAAATACTATAATAATATCACCATTAATTAAAATAGATTCATAATTAGGGATACAAACATCTTTTATAAAGATACAATTTGTCTTTTTCAATTTATATAAATATTCATCTAATAAATCTTGTTTCTTAATAGGAACATTCACTACTAGACAAATATCTTCATCGTTTCCGTTAATTGTTGTAATAAAAGCACCATCACTAGCGTTAATTGTTAATGTCTTAGGATTATTTGTCGTTTGAGAATCAAACACTAAGGTAATTTTATTTGTTTTCATATCATTATTCAATTACATACATTAATAAACCATCTTTTGCTTTTATTTCTACCAATATTTCTTTGCAATTTAATCTCTTTTTTAGAAATTCTAAGGTGCTTGTTCTAGCAAAGCAATTCTTTGTGGAAACATACATAACTTCCCCATTACTTTCAATAGAAACTATTCCTTTGATATACTTTCTAATAATATCTTCTTTGCTTTCCATAACTTAAATGTTTAATAATTCACTTTCTTTAATTCTTAACTCCAATGTTTTAGGGTATCTCATCTTCACATCTATAAATTCAACGACATAAAGATTATTTCCCTTGACTCCAAACATATCCTTTATAGTATGATATGCTTTGAACTGATACCTTTCATCAGGATATTTATTCCTGAAATAATTCTCTATTAAAATTCTTTTGCTCATAGCTTTATATAAATTTAATATTATCTCGTTTTTACTTCATTATCTTTTTAAGTTTCCGATACATTGCAGCAGCACGAACTGAATTATATTCCATTCCTGTAGCTGTCTTTTGATTCAGATTATTCAATTTTTGTGCAATATCTCCCCAAATTTCGTAGTTTCTAGGCTCTCCCTTATCTTTTATCCAATCAGTAATGAAAGCCCAAAAAAACACATTACTTTCATTAACACGTGCATTTTCTCGCCTTTTGTTTGCGGACTCATCGTGCATCTTATTTATTGAAACTATTCTATCTGTAGAACTATTCTTTCCCCACAATTCTTTTGTTCCTCCTGTTTGCTCATTACGTTTTTTCTTTGCTGCTAAAGCCGCTTTTGTACGTATGCTAACCAACAATGCTTCTCTTTCAGCCAAACTGAAGAATAATGTCAAAGTAAATTTGTCACTATTAGGTAAATCACAAAAAACAATATTGTTTTCACCAATTTCCGCTAATACTTGTAGTGCCTCTAATGTATTACGGAAACGATCGCACTTAGCAATAATCAATTTAGCATTTTCTTTCTTTGCGTGTTCAATCGCTTTCCGTAATTCCGTACATTTAGACAATTCCGTTCCGGTATAAATTTCTTCATAGTCCGCCAACAACAAACCGTTATCTTTTTCTATGAAGTAATTTATAATGTCTTTTTGTGCCTCAAGTCCTAAACCAGATCGACCTTGTTTTTGCGTTGACACCCTACGCCAAGAAATATACTTATTCATATTACTATTTTTTAGTTAGCCCTTCAAATACAGTACATCCACCCCAAATAATCAAACATATTATAAACAACATTTTTTACTCCTTTCTTTATTTAAAGACCATTATCAATAGCCTTGTCGACACTCATAAATGAGAATATTTTTGAATTTATTTCATGTAAATTCATTCTATATTTGGCTTTTCTCATTTCGTAATAACTTTTAAAACCTTTCGTTATTTCCGGCTTATTGGCAAAATTAGTGATTTCAACCAATACATGTGTATATCCATTCTCTTTGTAATCTTTTGCTTTCATATTATCACTTTTTATTAATATGTTTATTACTTTTCTTTAATAATAACTCCCTTTGAATTTCATTCGCTGCAAGTCCTTCCAGTTCTTTTTCAAAAGATTCATTAAAAATACCTCTTTGATATTTTGACTGATTAGGAATGAAATTTATTGGATCAAACTTTTTCTTTTTCATAGTATTTCATTTAATTCTTTTATAATTTCTTCCTTTGTAGCGTAATCTCGTAAACCTAACAACTTTATCATATATCTTCGGTCTACTTGATCAGGAAACAAATATTCCGAATAAGTTTTAACTATATCCTTTAAAATGATTTCCGGCTTGTCGTAACTTTCTATCAAGCTGTCGATTAAATGCCCTTTTTCTCCTCTAGCGTCCCACTGATTTACAATTTCATTTGTAGAAAGATTTTCAAAAGTAAAATACCCTTCTTCGATTTCGTGAACATCACGTACAATCTTTCTACATAGTTCCGGGTATCCATCAATTTGAGATATTATACCGTTATTAATCATTTCTTTAAATGACTCTATTTGCTTTTCTGTATACTTTTTTCATAACTCATTCCTCCATTAATTTTACTTTGAGTACTTTCAAGCCGTTTGTAAGTTGCTTTTCTATTATCTCTTTTGCTTCTTTTTCGTCATTGGCTAATACACCTATATAATAACAAATATTTCCTAGTCCGTAATATACAATATATTCTTTCATAATATTATTCTTTAACCGCTACTTTTATACCGTTATGTATTAACTTTACTAAAATACTATCTAACAATTCCCAAGAAAAACACAATATACCGTTTTTATTTAATTTAATATCTAAAATTTCCTTAGCTATAATTGCATCACTTTCATATATTTGTCCCAAATTATTCTTTTTTATAATTATTAAATAATCGGGGTGTGATTTCTTTATTCGTTTAAATATCTCTTTCATGGCTTTAATATTTTAAATTGTTTAATATAAACATTCTTCTTTCTATTCTTTTGCGTTCTTTCTCTGAATAATATACTTTGTTATTCATCACCGTACAAACGAATTCTATTCTTTTATGGCACTTATATACGACTCAACACCTAGCCTTGTGCCATAACTTTTAGTTATAACTTTGTTAATCTTTATGAGAGTATCATTTTCTGATACTCTCTATTTTATTTGTAAATTCAGAAATGTCTTTTCCTTCTAGTTCTAAAGTCTCTTTGACCTCTGCTAGAACTTTTGGTAAATATTCTAATGAAAGTGGATCTTTCTTCCCTAAATATTTGGCAGCATAAACAGGTAGCCAAACTCCATGTACAAACTCTATAAATATATGAAGCATTTCATTTGGATACATATTTGCAGGGAACTCATACCCATTAGGAAACTTGTGTTTATAGTTTCTTTTATTGTTCAGCATTTCAGGATATTTATCTTCTAAATAGGCGACAAAACGCCTTCCCACTGAATTATCTGGGCGAATCTCCTTATCATCAATACCTTTATTAGGTATAACATATCCATGATATTCAAATAATCGGTTTAATGTTAAATATAATTGAGATACAACAGAAAAATAAGTTATTGGTGTTCGTTTATCATTTTCTTTAAATCTAGTGAGAAAATTAGGTTCTTCTTTCCTATTAATTTTGCCATAATATCCTTTCTCCCGAATAGAAGGAATCACTTCATCAAATATCCATGATTCAAATCTTTCAGCAGATGGGAGTTTAGAACGAATAATTAAGCGGTAAACATCTCCTTCGGGTATAAAATTCATATTTACTCCACCTATGCCATTGGCATGAGCAACATAGCATTTCTCTATATTGCCTGATTTACAATGAGTTGTAACAGCTTCTGCGGGGTTTTCATATCCTAACATTTTCGCTACATCGGATGCACAAAAAAAGTATTTTACCATCTTCCTTTTCGATAGTTCTCAATTCGTTAAATTGAGATTCTTCTTCCGATTCATATTTGAATATCTCAAATTGATAATTAATATTTTCCATATTTTCTTCATTTATACTTATAAATAAAAAAGCTCTTTCTAGTTGGTGTTAACTGGAAAGAGCATGTTTCTTTTTCGACTGCTAAGATAGCAATTATTTTTCAATCTTCCAATTTATTTTTGTATAAAGTGAAATAAAGAAGAAGCCTATCAGGCACATAGATACTATATCTGTTACCATAGATATAATTGGTGAAATTTTAGTGATTAGACAAATAATCGCCATGATTGCTTTTAATAGGCATCCTATAAATGCTATTAAAGATGCTGTTTTGAAATTTGTTATTCTCATTTTATTGGGTTATTAATTTACTTATAGAGTTATTTCCATTTATCAAGATTTCCTTTCTGTATTTCTTTCTCAAATAAACTATAGGCGTCCCTTGCTTTTTCAGCTGCACTCTTTTTGATTTTAAAATCAAAATATCCATCAGTAGTATAGATTCTTACAGAAGTCATCAACTTATTTTTGAATACAGATAAATCACCTAATAACAAATACCTTATTCCCCATGAATCCATACCTAGTGCTCCTACAGTTCCTTCACCATGTCCTGCTGCATAATCTGATATAGTAAAGATGTGTGTATTATCATCTTCATCAAGGAAAATAACTTTAGATTCATTTCTTTTGGCTATATATACATTTATTGACATCCATTTCATCAACATCATATCTAACCCATTCTCATGTCCAAAGCATATCCATATAGTTTTCCCTAATTGTCTCCCCATTATTAATGGTTCAGAAGATATTTTCTCATAAGACGTGTACACAACTTTGTCTTTTGTGAATTTATCAGTTTTGCTAACTTTAATACTTTGAGCTTGAATATTGATGCTAAACATCAATAATAATAGAAGTATAATATTCTGTTTCATAATCATTTCTTGTTACATTTAAATTTAGTGTATATTGTTTCATTATTTAAAGTGAACTGTAATTCACAATATTCCCACCATAATTCAGTTACATAACATTTAATGTACTCTTGTTCTCCTACATAAAAAGTTAGATTTCTTTTGGACAGGTGCCATGTACCTGATACATTTCCTAGATAGCCATTTGTCGAATATGAGCCATCAGGTCTGATTGTTAAAGTAATTTGTAAACTTGGATTTTTAGAAACTCCAACCCATTCTTCATTTTGTTTTATTTGTTGCAATTTCCATGTTCCCATCAAAGCATCTTTATAAAGATTGTCTTTTGCACAACTTGTGCATAATAGAATAGTGAATACAAAAAACGGCAAATACTTTCTCATACACTTGTGTTTTATTGGTTAATACTAAATAATAATGTTTCCATTTAGTTAGCATCACCTCACGCATATATATGAAAAAGGCGTAGAGCTAATGCCTAACGCCATCGAGGGCTACCACACCCTACTCACTTATAGGCAAAAGTCTACGCCAGTATATGGCGTATAAACGCAATACACCCATAAGTGAGTTCCAAAATAGCCTTATTGCTGTCAATGTGGTAGTTCGATGGCGATTAGGCTATAATACGTAAAAAGCGTACCATCTATTCGATGATACGCTGCAAATATAGATATAAAGTTTGATATTTCAAATTAAAGTATTAATTATAGTTACTGATAATCTTCCTTAAAAAATAAAGAAAATATTTTTTAATCACGTAATAAATTATACATTTGCATTGACTTTTGGAAAAGGAGCTAATAACACTTACCGTTTTTGCACCTAAAAAAAATGAAACCCAGTATCCTACTACTGGGTTTTTGTCTTGTAGTAGGATACAGGACATTAAACAGGCTAAAAGCCAAAAAAGGAAGGAGGTGTTATTATGTCCAATTCCAAAGTCATCAATGGTAAATTATGCAAGTTGATATTTGCTAAATCTATTATTAGAAATGGTAAAACGATTTATCCAAAGAAATCTAAAGTATTCGCTTTTTGGATTCCAGTAGAGAAATCGGCTTAATAATTTATCGCTATGGGGTGGTAGGACACCCCATATTTAATCATAGCATTACCGTTACTCCTTCTTCTTTTCCTCCTTGTCTTTATCTTTCTCATCTTCAACTTGATCCGGTGTTTTCCCTTCCGCAATGTGCGCCATCTTTCGGAGCAGTTCATCGAACTGTTCTTTAGGAACAGAAAAGTTAATCTCTAACCTCACTGTTTTAATGTTACTTAGGTCTATTTCTTGTTTCTTTTTCTTTCCCATAACTAAGCTGCATTACGCAAAAGTAAATTAAATCTTTGAGAATCGGTAAAATTTCGAGTATTAAATCGGAAAATATATTCGTCAATATACCTCTGCATATATTTTTTGCTTACATGATAGTATATCCCAAATATCATTCTCTTGAAATGCGACCACACATTTTCGATACCGTTCGTACTAACAACGATTATCTCACCTTCATCTGTTGCATAGGTCGTACCATAGAAATGTTTTTCATGGTCTACTGACCTTTGTACATACTTCCCATGCAGTCCACTGTAATCCCAACCATCAGTATAAACAACACTACCTAATTCAACTTTTTCTTTGATAATCGGAACTATAGTTTTAGCTTGTGTATTGGGAACAACTTTGGCAATAACCTTACCACCTCTTTCAAGTATTCCGAATACAGGAACTTTATCCTTATAACTACGTCCTTGACATTTCTCTACTTTCTTATCCTTATGTCTATTTTTATTCTTCCCACCTACAAACGCTTCATCAATTTCAACCTCACCGGATAAAGTATGGCTATTCTCCATCTCCATATATTGTCTAATCTTATGGAGCATCTTCCACGCTGTTTTTTGAGTTATACCTAAATCTCTCGCTAATTGACATGATGAAACACCTCTCTTATGTGACAAGAATAACATCATAGCATAAAACCATGCTTTCATAGGCAGTTTAGTATTGGCAAATGCAGTACCAGTTTTAACATCAAAGTATCTTCCAGTATTCTTGCATTTATACTTACCATTACCACATTTATAAACCTTAGAATTGCTGTCATAAGGCGAAATGACTTCATCTCCCCATCGCATCTTCTCAAAATATCTGATGCAACTTTCTTCATCAGGAAAGTTTTCAGATAGAGTTAAAAGAGTAAAATCGGTTTTCATAACGTCAAATTTTTAGCTATCCAAATATACTAAAAATCAACGATATTAGCAAGCCATTTGCAATATATTTTCAAGGAAGTTTTTCGCAAGAATGCTAAAGAACATTCTTATACAACATATAGAGCAATGTACTGCTTACAAACTATAAACAGTACATTTGCGACTAGTATTAACCATTAAAACGACAAAATATGATACCTATTGCATCCTCTGCATTTCTCGGAGTAGATTATAATTCCGAAACAAGAGCTTTAACAGTATATTTTAGAGATGGAAGAAATTACACTCATCATGGAGTGCCAGAATCAGTATACAAACAATTTCTTAACGCTCCTTCAAAGGGCAAGTTTTACAATCAGTACATAAAAGGGATTTATCAATAGGTTTTAATTGCCAAGCATTTTCCCTAATCCAATCAATATCTACCTCATGTGGGTCACGGTCTATAGCCCATGCTCCACATGAGGTATCATAAAACTCTCTTAATTGTTCATACGTAAGCTCATTTTTTACTTTTTTTTCTTCTTCAATTTTCTTTTCCATAATCTTTATTTTTTAATTGTTATTACTTTTTGTTATGACCTAAACACTAGTGTCGGGTCGTATATAAGTGCCTCTTTTATTTATAATTGTTCTTTTTTTCATGATTACATATTTTCTTTAATAACGTTACCGCTTAAATTCCATTCATCGAATGTGTCTAGTATAATTTCCTCTGTTTTTCTTTCCGAAATTATAATACGGTCGCTATATAAACCGCTAATATCAGACCCTCCGCTACATGTAAATATTATATTTACGTTATACTCGTCTAACAAACTAGCTAATTTTGTTAGAAACTCTTTTCTTTTTTCTTCACTCATTGGTAAAATCTTTATTTTCTATCAAATTAGGTTCGTGCCTTTCCAAAAAAGATATTAATTCTTTGTAAGACGTATTATTATCTATAGCACAAGATAGCGAATAATTAAACTTACCTTTATACATTTTGGGCTTCAATTCGCCTAGATTATTAAAATACATTTGTCTAACTGATACAAATAATTTACTTTGTAAATATTTGGAAAAAGACACAATATGATCACAAATAGATACAATGTTATTATTATAAACGTTACTATAAACTAGTTCGTTATCTCTATAAATATCTAATTTAAATGCTTTCATGACTTTCTTTTTTATTTGGTTAGCAAAATATAATTCCTAATATATACAATACTAAAAGTATTCCATATAAAGCGGAAAAGCCTTTTATTATCTCTTTAAATTCTTTCCGTTCCATAAAATTAAAATTTCATTCTCGATAATATTTCTATATTTTTATAGCCTCTATTTTTTAAATAGTCTAGTAATTCACTTGTATTATACCCTTTTGCTGGTTTACATTCTCTTATATAGGTACTGTCAGCCTCAAAGTGCATGTTATCATACAAAGAATATACTAAAAAATTATCATTAATTAGCTTTTCTATAAACACGGCAATAATTTCACCGTCTCGTGTTATTCTAAAATTTACTTTTGTTTTCATTTCCATTATTTATTAAAACGTTTCCTACAGTAATCGAAAGCCTCGCCGGATAAACTATTGCTAAAGCCCCTTTTATCAATGTAAAAACATTGAAACAAACTAGTATCTCCGTAATTATTTACAAGGTTATGAAACATTTGTTTTTGCGCTTTCTTTGTTGCAAAACAATATTTGGAAAAGTTTTGCAATACCTTTTTCTTTTCTTCTTCATTTAATTTAAAGTTTATCCACCCTTTTGTATTATGGTGAAAACGTCCGTTTATAAATTGTTCTACTGTCATTTGTCTAGTTTGGTTTAATAAACCTATTAAAGTCTTATATTTAATTGTTTTCATAACTCTATTATTTTAATTCCTTATAACTATATATATTTAAAAAATAAAAGCAATTTGTATATAGCCCCTTCTTTGTCTTTTTTCTACGATAACTTTTGCTTTATCCGCTTGATGAAAGGCAAATCTATTTCGGGGTATATTACAGGTAGAAGAAGAAATACCTTTTGCGCCTATATTTATTTCACCGCAAAGTTTATTAAAACTTTCTACATTAATAATGAGTCTATAAAAGAGTCAGACCAATATTTTTGCGATATATTAAATGTTATTTCCATGCTATAATGTATTTAGTTTAATTTCTCTTTTAACTGTATTAATCTCCACGCAATAACCGAAAACCAATTATTTTGAAAATCAACTATTTGTCTTTCCGTTCTGCAATATCCCCACGATTTGCCTATATTAATTATAGTATCAGTGCAATAAGCCACACCGAAACAAGACGGCAAACCTTTTATATATTCTTTCACTCGTTCCTGTAAACTAGGATATAACCGCTTATAATAAGCGTCGTTATATTCTCTATCAAAACAGTCAAAGAAGTAATTAATAGCTTCTTTATCACTCATATCTAATTTTTCATCGTTATAAATGCAGTCCAAAACGTATGCAAATTGTACCCCTACATTTTTATGTTCTCTTACATTCTTTTTCATGATTTGTTTCTCCTATTTCGTTTAATTTAACCTATTCTTTCAAAGCCTATATAATCTAATTTATCCCAAAGAATTTCTATATTTGCATCTATAGAAAGATCATCGTCGTAATCTATCGAAGTTATCGGAATTATTACGGTATTACATACGTTACCGGCTATTAATTCGTTCGTGTCGTCTCTATATCCAATATAAATGACATTTGTATTTCCTTCATTGTCTAAGAATTCGCCTAAACAATTAGATATAATGCTATTGTTAAATTCTTTTGTAGTCATAACTTATTTATTATTTAAAGGTAAATTTAAAAATTCTTTTTTATTTAGTCCGCAAAAACTTGCTATATGTCTGCCAGTTGTAGCACTCCAACCGTTCCACAATCGTATAACATTTCCGTTTGCATCTATTTTTGCAACGTCGGTGTTATAAGATTGAAGTACTTTTGTATTATCGCTATATATTTTTACTTTCGCTTTCCCGTAAAAAGACTTATGGCTATCGTTTGGATATAAATCGCAAATATTTACTAAATTTTTCATGTTTATTCCTCCTTTATTTAATTATTATTGATTTGGTAGTATTATAGTCTCAACCTTGTTAAACTTTTCATCATCAACTTTAACCGCTATATATTTTTGTGCCTTAAAATCATAAAGAACTGCTATCGTATTGCCGCCAAAAGCGGTTTTATTATCATCGCACACATTTACAAATTCATAAGTTTTTTTTCCTACTTTTATAAGTACGTTTGTATGTCTGTATAACATACAAGTAACAACATACTTAAACGTCTTTTTTTCTTCTATCTTTCCCATGATTAAAAAGTATTGATTAGTATTTTATACGAATGCTTACAAATATATCACATTCGTAATATATATTTTAAAATTACGTTCAATGTGGTCTACTATTTCGTTATGGCAAAAACTACCATCAAACCACAAAAACGTACTAGAATCTAAACTAACACGTTTTTTTAATTCCGGTATATATACTAATACATTGCCGGATCTCTTAGATACTATTATTTCCATAGATTTATATTAATATTGGTAATTATATTGCAACTCTGTATTTATCGGGCTTGTAACCGTCTATATATTACAGGAATATATAGGCTACATTAACAAAAATAGCAAGCCAAATATAACAGAACTTGAGTAATAACTAATTATTGTTAGTTGTTACTAGATTTACCCGTTATATTGGATACTTGCTATTATTAGATGTTATTTAGAATTTAATTGTTATTGTATTGGTTTATTCACTATATTATAACTACTAGGGTCGGTCTCCTTTCGTTTCACCCGTATAACTCACTACTACGGTCTCATAACTAATTACTAGTTTGTAGGTACTGATATAACCAATGTTTGAGTAATACCTACTTAATAGTCTTATGCTTGTAAGGTTGCTACGATGCAACAAATAAGCCGCTATTTTCAACATGTGAATGAACGAAAACCAATTAACCAACAGCAGAACGAAACGCAAAAAAGAAAAGGGATATTATAATATAGCTCTATTTCCAGTAAATCGAAAACCTGTTATACAGGTGTATAATATAATATCTTGCGGTCTGCATAAGATAGGAGTCAATCAGTATTTTAAAGAACTACTTGGGAAACTGTTTCCCTTTCTTTGTATTGCAAATATACACACATTATCGGAATGCGCAAAATATGCACTAATATATTAACCTTTGTTAGGTTATGCGCACTGTGTGCACTATTGAATTAACACAAATAACTACGATTTTACCGTAGTTAAGTTAATTTCGTGTTAAATGTAAACAATAACGAAAAAACACACTGGAACGTACACAACGCAACGCAAATAAAGCGGGGAAAAGGGATAAAGGGAAAAGGGGAAACGGAAAGCAAACAGGATAGCACTATTAACGAATATACTATAATATCGAAGATGTTATAGTATATGAGTAAATAATATATATATACTATATAGAGAAAAATAAACGTGTAAAAAAAATAGAAATAGATAAAACATATCGAAAAGATAAACATCATAGAAAAAATCTATAAGAAGAAAACAAAATGCGAAAGAGGTTATATATGAGAAAGTGCGGCTTTCTCACATGCCAAACATTTTTTTTTGTGTATGCTTGTTTAATGCAGCCTATTTTTGCACATTACAGAGCAAAAACGATGTTTCCAGAACACGAAACGAGTGTTTTAGACGTGTTTTAAGGCTGAATGCGATATTTTAATACAAAATGCTATGTTTATATTGTCTTATTATTGATCTTTTAAAATTAAGCCTAAAAATACGTTCATTCCTGTATTTTGCCCTCTGTTTTCCGGTGGCTTCCCCGTGCCTACCCACCCCCCCCCTATTTGCATCCATCGGTTGAACCGGCTATACTCCTCAATTTTTTATTTTTATTTTTTTTATTTTGCTAAGAAGTTATATTTTTGCATACCTTCTTTCTTTTTCAATCCCCTTCCTGTTTTTTCGTGTTTTTCAGGTTGGGGATTTTATATTTTTTTGGTGTCATAAAGTAGCATTTAATAGCCATAATTGATTTTTGTCTATTTTCTGCTATTTTTTGTTGTGTCTATTGGCTTAATTTATTATATTTGTGCTTAGCTATAAAACTAAGATTTTATAATTTGTACTTTCTCCCCTGTCTGTGAAGATGGGGGTTTTCTTTTTTAGTTTAACTATTCCTATATTTCTTCTATTTTAGCCATTAAGATGATAAGTTCTTCATTTTTGGCATGAAAATCGCTATTTATACCACTTATTAAACCTTATTTGGTGTTTATTTAGTTAAAGTCAGTGTTATATTTTGTATATTTCTTGTTTTTTGCTTTAAATGGGTGTATATTTGCGACATGTTTAACTAAAAAAGATAGAAATCATGTTTATGAAGAAGAAAGAAGAGAAGGATTTGTCTTGGTATCAGGACAAGTTGGCGCAATTGGATGAGGAGCTTTATGTTGTTAGGAAGGAATATGAAAATTACCTTGCTAAAAGGTATTATCCTGAATTTAAGGATAAGATAGGTCGTTATTATAAATCCGAACATCGCTATAGTTCCCGTTCTCCTTTTTACGAATATCATGTATTGTTAGATGTTCAGCCGGAAGATTTGTATGCTGGTTCAGATGGTAAAGTGTTAGCAGAATGTATGGTATCTTCTGTTAGTCGTGATGATAATGGCTGTATTAGGATTAACTTATCAGAGAAGGCTTATGTTCATTATTTGGGCGATGAGATAAGCGAGAGGGAGTATAAAGATGCTGTTTCTAGTATTTTGTTTGATGCTGCCGGTGTTTTACCTAGTTTGAAGATTTCTGAATGAGGGTATTGTCTTTGTTTGATGGTATGGGCTGCGGCATGATTGCTTTGAGGGAGCTTGGCATAGAGCCGGAGGTTTATTATGCTTCCGAGATAGACAAATATGCTATTATGCAGACAAGTCGCAACTTCCCTAACGTTATCCATGTAGGTGACGTTAGGGAATTGGATGCATCCAAACTTGGCAGGATAGACTTGCTTATTGGCGGTTCTCCGTGCACTTCGTTCAGTTCCGCTGGTAAGATGAACGGTATGAGTACTAAGTGCAGTGAAGAGGTGGTTACCCTTGACCGATATTTGGAATTGAAAGAACATAATTATGAATTTGAGGGTGAATCCTACCTGTTTTGGGAGTATGTGCGTATTTTGAAGGAATTGAGAAAAGTCAATCCTGATATTCTGTTTTTGTTGGAGAATGTGGAGATGCAGACTAAATGGGAGAATGTGATAGATAGCGTTCTTGGAATCAAGGGTGCGCATATTAATTCCGCATTGGTATCCGCCCAGAACAGGAGACGAATATATTGGAGCAATATAAAGACTACAAGATATGGTCTTTTTAATCATGATTTATATACCCATATACCTCGTCCTGCTGACAGATGTATCTATTTAAGGGATATTCTTGAAGATGAAGTTGATAAAAAGTACTTTATCAGTGACAATATGCATGATTGGCTTGTATCTCGTAGCAAAAAGAAGAATGTAAAAATAAGAATTATGTCAGGAGATGATAAGTCTCATTGTATAACAGCCACAGCGATATATAAAGGGAATTTAGATACTGATTATGTTCCTGTTACTATAAATGGTGAAAGAAGGCTTAGGAGATATACTCCTTTGGAATGTGCTCGTTTGCAAACTGTTCCTGATTGGTATAAATGGTATTGTTCAGACACCCAAATCTACAAGATGCTTGGCAACGGATGGACTGTAGAAGTCATAAAACATATATTTTCTTTTATAAAAAACAAAAAATGAAAGAGTTGGAATTGGTTATAAAGGGTCGTGGTGAGACTAAGGGTTTTACTTTTACTTTGGTGAACAAGTCTCCTTATGCTTATATGTATAGAAGCGTTGACGATTGTGGCGGTAATGTTGTTTATGAAGTTTTCCGTCGTGTTGAGAACAAGATGTTTGATTGTGTGAGTTATCCCAGTAGCAACGGGTTTGGCGATTCGCTGTACATGGGTAAAACGTATAGGTCTGCCGACCTTGCTGTTCGTTGGTTTAACCATTTGACAGAGATGGGGCAAAAAAAACAAGGAATTTCTTTGTAGTATTGAAAATGTTCTCTATATTTGCAGTACTGGTACAGTAGAATTTACTTATAAGTGTTTGACAAAAAATGTAGGGGTGATAGTGATATTACCCCTATATATTATCTCTAATTTTTTATTCATTTAAAGGTGTTTGATTACTTTTTTCTTTCAGTTGAACATGGGGACGGGGATGACTTAGTGAAGCTGTCCCTTGTTTTTTATATATGCTAAACGTTAATGTAGTGTTAAAGCCTTAATTACATTTGGCGATTGCCAATCGCCAACTTATATTTGCAGAACATTAATTTAAAACCAAAAAATATGGAACGTATTAAAGTAAGTTGTTATGTTGATGCTTCTAATTTGAGAAGCATTTTGAATTTACCGGAATTGAAAGATAATGGTGTGTCCGGTTCTGATTTGGATGGTGTTTCGGAGATTATACTTGACCCTCCAACTCTTCCTCTTGAAGATGATAATCAGAGAACCCAGTTCGTAAACAGTATTTTCGGTGCTGCTATCATGACTATAATTCAATGGAAAAGTCAGCAAAAGGGAAATACTATGAACGTTGAACCTGAAAAAGAGGGAGGACAGGACGATGAAAGTAGATAATAGTATTCGTGTACCGTTTAATGTTGATGTCTTGAAAAAGATTAGGCAATCGCAGCAAAAGAAAATGGCATACTTATAACATCAATAACAAACTGCCTTAAAGGACGGTCTAAGTCTGCCGGAGGTTTTTATTGGAAACTAAAATAAATGTGATATGAGTAAAAAAATAATGTTCAATGATAAATTTGGCTTAACCCAAGCCGTATTGGATGGTCGAAAGACTATGACGAGACGTATTTCGGAAGACCAAATACGCAACAGCATCTTTTGTAAGAGTGGTTATGAAAGCATACATGGGTATGAAATAAAGCCTAAATACAAGGTTGGTGAAGTCGTTGCCATTGCGCAAAGTTATGAAAGCGTTTATAATGAGAAAGGGCTTGAAACTATGGATATGCTTGTTTCGGGGCTTAAAAACCATAAAGGATGGCAAAATAAGCTTTTTGTCGCCGCAGGTTATATGATTCACCACATCCGCATTACAGACATCAAGATTGAGCGTTTGCAAGATATATCAGATGAAGATTGCATGAAAGAGGGAATTATTCATGCGTATACTAATAATAATGGAATAAAGATATATCATACCCCTCATACAAAAAGAGGATATTTGTCAACAGATGTAGCTCAAGAAGCTTTTGCGTTCTTGATAAACAAAGTTTCCGGCAAAGGCACATGGGAAAGTAATCCTTATGTATTTGTATATGAATTTAAACTAATAGATTAATGAGTAAATTTAAAGATTTAGTAGTCGAAGATTCAATCATACTTTCTGTTAGCGACCCTATTACAATGAACAAAGCTGATAATATTAGTTCTCATGTAAATGTAGGGGTAAATATGAAAGTCTTTTATTATCCTGACTCCTATCCATGTATTGATAAAAAACTAAAGGAGATACTTGATTGTATTGAAGACAATCAAGTGTATGATAACTTAGTAACCATCCGTCATTATGCAGAGATGAACAATCTTGCTAAGGAAACGGTTAGACAGCGAATAAAGAAAGGTCTTATACCTTATGTGTTGATTGATGGTGTTTATTTTGTAAAAATGGAATGATATGAAACCGGAAAATTTAAAGAAGTTGGAAGAAACCATTAATAAAATGGACGAAATGTATGAGAACCAGCTAAAGCCTTATATCTCAATATCACAGCAGGTAGGAGAGGCAGCAAGCTTCTTGGTAGACAGGATGAATGAATTAATAGCAATTTACAATGATGAGGGAGGACCAGTGTAGTATTATGTGCGATGGTATGAATTGTAAAATCAGAGATACTTGTAAAAAATATCAAGAATATCTTGATTACTATATCTTTGACCCATTAAATGGGGAGGATTATCTTTATTACGGTTTTTTAGAACCTGCATATAATGGAACTTTTTGTGATAATTATGTAAAATCGAACAAATGAAAGCAGAATTATATGATAAAATTAGAACGGCTGAAAAAATAGTGGATCAGACAGATCAAGCTGTTCGTGCATTGAAGGATTTGAAGAGCTTTTTACAGCTTCGTCGTGAAGAGTGCCCCGAAGTCATAAAATGCCTGAATACTATGGTGGATTTTAGAATAAAAAAAAGAGATGAATATTATAACAATTTATTATTGCTAAACGATGAGGATTAAGTTTAATAAGAAAGATTTTTTAAACGCAATAAAGACAGGTGGTAGTTTCTCTTCCAAAAGAACTCCATTGCCAATTTTGCAATCTGTTAAAGTTCAAATAGTCGATAATACGTGTTGGTTGTTATCTTACAATGACAAGAATGCGATAAAGACCCATTTCAAGTTGGAAGAGTCTTATAAGAATATCGAGTTTTGCATAGACAAGGACGATATTGAGAACTATGTTTCTCTTCTGATGGAGGATTACTTTGATATAGATGTAGATAATGAGAAACTGAATGCTATTGTCTCCACACCAAACAGTACGATGAATTTTCCTTTGCATGATGTAAGAGTATACCCTACATTGGCACAGGAGGTTAATTGCGATACATTTACATTGGATGCTAATTTGCTTGGCTATTGGATTCAAAAAGGTATGCCATTATTGGAATATGATGAATTTCAGCCTAATAACCAGCATCTTCATTTGTTTATAAAAGACAATAAGGTTGATGTATTTGCTTTCAATTTTGATAAGATGTACCATGATAGCGCATATATTGACTACGAGGGAGAACTGAAAGTATCTATAGACATGTCGGCTTTTGCGGCTCTGCGTAAGGCGTTATCAAACGAACAAAAGGTCACTATAAAAAATGGAGAAAAGAATATCATTGTAATAGGAGACAATTCAATGTTGCTTATCCGCAAATATGACTTCAAACCATTGGACTTTTATATGTTGCTCAAATATCAGCCATTGTTTGAAGTGGAAATAGACAAAAAAATATTTCATTCTATTGTATCAAGAGCAATATATGTACAAGATGATACCAAGACAGGAACAATGACTCTTAATTTTGATGAAACTGGAATCACATTTGTCTCGGAGAATATGGAGTTAAATAAAAAATTAGAGGAAAGAGTTGAAGTTGTAGGAGGAAAAGAATTTAAGCAGACGTTTATCCTGCAAAAGTTATTGCTAGTCCTAAACTCTATATCTTCTGACAAAGTAGTCATTCGCCCATGCGGACAGAATGCGCTATTTGAGATAGGTAATACTGAATATACAACTGAAAGTGGATATATATCCCCTTGTAGAGATTAAAGATATTGATTCAGAAAGTGAAATGGAAACTAAAATGTTAATTGCAGCTCTTGTCGCAATGAAAATACACAAAAGGTTGGAGGATTAAAAATAAAACTTTATATTTGTAATCCTATCCCTCACTTGGGATTATTACAATCATGAGTAATTGAGTAAGCCGGAAGCCGCCTATTATTCCGGCTTATTTTTCACCTCGTGTTGTTGCAGGTAAAACATATAACATTATAAATAAATTGGATATGAAAAAGAAATTAGTAAAAGTATCAAATTACGCTCATGCAACAGGATTGTCTGCTGTTCATGTATATCGTCTCATTAAACAAGGTAAGATCAAATCAGAAAATATTGATGGAGTTATATTTGTTGTAAAGGAGGATTAGTTATGGCATTGAGGAATAATCCGTATTTACCTCTATATATACAGGATTTTATGACAGATGAAAAACTAGCAGAATGTAGTCCTCATGCAACAGGGGTATATATTCGTATAATGTGTCTACTTCATAAATGCGAAATATATGGAAAGTTTTTGCTTAACCAAAACTACAAGCAAAGTTCTAACCAAATTTTTAATTTTGCTTGTAACTTTGCTAGACATTTGCCGTATACAACAGAAGAAATTGAAAGAGGCTTAATAGAACTTATTAATAATCATGTGTTGTATATTGAAGGTGATTATCTATGTCAAAAAAGAATGGTAAAAGACGGAGAAATAAGTCTAAAAAGGGTTTTGGCAGGTTCTAAGGGTGGAAATCCCAATCTTAAAAAGAGTAAAGTTTGCTTAACCAAATCTCCAAGCAAAAGCTCAAGCAAAAATGAAGCAAAGCTTCAAGCAAACTCTGATAATGAAATTGATAATGATATTAATATTAATGATAATATAGAGAATAAGAAAGAGGGTTTAAGGGAGGGAGAAAAGGAGAAGAAGAAGAAACTAACTTTTTCAGAAGATGTCGAATATCTGTATTCTCTCTATCCATCAAAATGTCCGAAGAGGAATATGGGGACTGGCAAAAGTTCTAATGACAAGAAGAAGCTGGAATCTTTGCTAAAAACGATGCCCAAAGAGGAATTGGAGTTTACTATAAAATCCTATGTAGAAGAAAGTTTAAGAAATGATAGTTTTTTGAAGAATTTTTCTACATTGCTCAATAACTTGCCGGACATGGGATATTTGAAAGAACAGCCAATCATTAAAGCTCAAACGAGCAAATATAGATGATTGTTGATTATTAATTCAAAACGAATAAATATATGAATGAACCAATGATACGTAAATGGTACGATATATTCAAACATAACCATGAGCTTGTTGAGATTCGTATTGTTGACAATAATAAAAAAGGCACATATTCAGGATATTTTACGGATATTGATACTCTTCTTAATGCTATCAGGCGTTATGATGATTGTAATATTTATTTCACTCTTAATTCTATATTAGATTCATGTTATTCACGTGAACAGAGAGATAGAATAGTGACTAGACCAAAATCTACAACATCAGATGCTGAAATTATTGGTAGAGATTGGTGTTTGATAGATATAGACTGCGAGAAGCCATCTGATACCAATTCTACTGATGAAGAGAAAGAAGCTGCCAAAGCTGTAGTAAATGATGTATTCAAATTTTTAAGAGATGAAGGATTTACTAAACCAATTGTTTGTGACAGTGCCAATGGCTTTCATCTGTTGATAAATATGAATATGGCTAATACTCCTGAAAATACTCAAACTATGAAGGATTTTCTACAAGTATTAGATATGCTTTTTTCTACAGAAAAAGTAAAAGTAGATACAAGTACTTTTAATGCTAGTCGAATATGTAAATTATATGGTTGTTATAGTAGGAAGGGGAGTGATACACCTGAACGACCTCAACGTGAAAGCAAAATATTAAAAATACCTGACGAAATAAAACCTACCCCAAATGAGTTTTTTGAAAAGGTAGCCGCCATGCTTCCTAAGCCGGAACAACCGAACAGGGCTAACAACTATCAACCGACTCAATTTGATTTACAGGAATTTTTAACCAAGTATGGAATAAAAGTCAGAAATATAGTAAAAACAACATCTTTTACTAAGTATGTATTAGAAGAGTGCCCATTTAATAGTTCACATCGTGCGCCTGATTCAGCTATTTTTGAAATGGCAGGTGGAGGATTTGGATTCAAATGCTTGCATTCGAGTTGCAGCGGATATACTTGGAAAGATTTTCGTTTACATTTTGACCCTAATGCCTATACTAAATCAGACTATGTTGAATATCAAAGTAAAGCGCATAGACCTTATTTCCATAATCGTGAAAAAGAGGAATTTGTTCCTATAGGTGAAACGGAAGATAAGGGGAAGAAATGGCTTGCGATGAAGGATATTCAATATGTGGATATGAATAATATACCACGTATGCCTACTGGATATAGGGTTTTAGATAAAAATATCGGAGGTCTATTGTTTGGAGAAGTGACATTGGTATCAGGAAGTAATAGCTCTGGTAAATCTTCTTGGTTGAACAATTTATCTTTGAATATAATCAACTACGGATATAAAGTAGCAATATGGTCTGGGGAATTAGTGGCTTCTCGATTGAAAGGGTGGATTAACCAACTTGCAGCTGGAAAAAACTATGTCCAGAAAGTACAAGGGTATGATGAATTTTATTATGCTCCAAAACATATTTCTGACCGTATAGATAGTTGGACGGATGGAAAGTTATTCCTCTATAATAACAAATATGGAACACGTTGGAAGCAATTAATGAGCGATATTACAAATCTGATTGAATCTGAAGGTGTAAATTTAGTCGTAATTGATAATCTGATGACTCTTAACTTAGAGGATTACGAAGGAGACAACAATAAGAAACAAAGCCAGTTTATATTGGCTATTTGTGATTTCGCTAAAAAATATAATGTTCATATTATACTTGTAGCTCACTCTCGTAAACAGACTGACTTCCTTAGAAAAGAATCTATTTCAGGTTCAGCCGATTTAACTAATGCAGTGGATAACTGTTTTATTATTCATCGTGTAAACAAGGATTTTGAGACACGTGGAAAAGATTTCTTCGGAACAGTTAGGATAGCTGAAATGCTTCAATATGGCAATGTATTGGAAGTATGTAAAAATCGCAGTTTCGGGAAGGTGGATTTGTTATGTGGAATGTATTATGAGATTGAGACAAGACGCTTTAAAAATGATATTGCAGAAAATATAAACTATAATTGGCAAGAAGAACCCAAACCTGTTCCTCTTATACAGAATAGAGAACCAGAACGGGATTATATGAGTGATTATCAACAATATTATTATGACGATGATAATGTGTTCAAGGAAAGAGATTATTGTCCATTTTAAAAAGAATTAATATGAATGAAAAAGCTAAAAAGTATATCGAGGATAATACTTTAGATTTGAATAAAAATGAGCGAATGGATACAACTGGATATGTATCTTTAGCGGTGTCTATTAGCAAAGCGTATGGAGCATTAGCCATAGTGGAAGATGATCTTATAGCAAAGGTCGCAGATGCATGGAATTACATGTCAGAAATGACTAGATTTGATATACCGACTGATATTATGATTAAGGCAAAAGATATATTTATTTCTAAATTGTTAGAAGATGAAGAATAAAGAACATTGTTTTGTAAATCACATATATCCGAGAAAGTTATATGTAGTTATAACGGATTCAGCTTTATTTTTAAATCAGCATTTTACAAATAGGGAATGTGATAAAGGAATTTCACAAGAAGAATTTGACAATAATAAAGCAATAACTTTCAGATGTACTTATTATGTAAATGGAGATTATGGAGTATGTGTTGCCTTTCATAAAAAGGAATATATGACTGTAAGAGAAATAGCACACGAAGCATTGCATGTAGCTACCGCCATACACAAGGATTTAGGAATGTCTATGGGTTTTGATATAGGAGAGGATGAGACTTGTGCATATATTGTAGGTTGGGCTGCCGATTGTATTAATAGAGTTAAAACTAATAATTTTGATTATGAAAAGATTTAAATACCTAGTAAAAGAATATTATTTAGATAATTTTCCTTCCTATGAACTAAATAATTATGGGGCAGATGGTTGGGAATTAGTAGAAACAGTAAAGGGAATTAAAAAAGTAGCTTTCATTTTTAAAAAGGAATATGATGAATAAGATCGTTTTTCTTGATTTTGACGGTGTTATAACCACACTGAAAAGTAATTGGACTATTGATAATGAAAAGGTTGAGCTAGTCAAACAGATTTGCGATGCGACCGGAGCTAAAATTGTTATATCCTCTTCTTGGAGAAGATATACATTGGAACAGACTATTGAAGCTATTACAACGCAAGAAACAGTTTATGGTCATAATCCTTTTCCATATCCTGAATATATCGTAGGTATTACTTCAAGAATGTACGGCTTCAAACATGGAAATAGAGAAAAACATTATGGTCTATGTCGTGGTATAGAAATAGACCGCTGGTTATGGGAACATGAAGATGTAATTAATTATGTAATCCTTGATGATGATTCAGATATGTTACTTTCTCAAAAGAAACATTTCATAAAAACTCATGCTCTTCGTGGTATATCTAAACGTGATGTTGAAAAAGCTATAAAAATTTTGAATAGTTGATATTTATATTTATATTTGTCCCAAATATGAGGCAGTAATGATAGATTTAAAGCAATTTAAAAATAATGCAATCGCAAAAGGTTTGTGTGACAATTACACAAATCTATGGGATGATAATAAAAGCAAAAAGCAATTATTTGAGCTTGCTTGCGATGTAAACTCTATAAAGTACATGGCTAAGTCTCTTTCCGAAGGATGGGGGCTTAGTCCTGTTTTTATTAGTGACAAATTCAAAGCTTACATAAATGGTAAATATATATGTGAGTATGAGAATAAAAAAAGAGGTTGCTATACAAGTACAATGCTTTGTAATTATGACAAAGATGAGTTTTATGTAGACACAACATTGCTTTGTATCTTAGAATCTAAAACAACCTTAGATATTAAACCTAATCATATATGCGAGATATACGTTGCTGGAAATACCTATTTGGATATTAAAGTAGGCGAAAACAGCAAGGTATATCTTTTTGTTTATGGAGGAGAACCATTCATAACAGGTGATATAGATAAAGATAAAGTGATAATTAAAAGATATATAGACGAAAAGGAGGTAGCCAATGTCTGATTATAAATGCTATATGCGTAGAGTCGATATTCTCGGTGAGCCGGAAAAAGATTTGGAAGTAGATTTCCCCGGTTTGATTTACAAGGAATTTTCTGGTCTTGATTCTTATGGAAAAATAAAATCTGTATATACCGAAGAATTTGCAGAGACAGATGAACTTCAAGTATATCAGAACTCTACTCCTATTAGAGAAAATACTGATTTGACTTTTACATGCATATTTATAGGAAACGATAGAAGAAAGACATATCACTCATTCGTTGATTTTCTAAGCAAAGGGAAAATACAATATTGGGACAACATTAGAAAACGTAAAGTTACATTTATTTTAATTGAAGCTATTGAACCGTCAGATGACAAATTGTATGGTGGATCTCCATACATTATGGCTTCTTTCAAATTGAAAAATATCAAAGGTCAAACAGATGCATTAGAAATTTAAAAAAAATAATTATGAGAACATTAGAAGAAGTAAAAAAACATGTTTATGAAATCGGCTACACAAATGAAGCTCAATTAAGAATTGCTGGATTTCTTATAGGTGTCGGTGTTAAAGGGGAATATGAAATTATAAGATTTAAAAATGGAGTAAATGAGTTTTCAACTTTCCTACATTGGTTCAATGATTCGCCTAGTGATTATTTTCGAAGGAAAGACGTTTTTGAAGATGAGTTTAAAAATGAGAAGCCCAAATTAAAAGCCAAAGCTTATCAAAATGGAGAATGGGAAGAAGTCAATTTTGATGAAATTGTAAAGAGTTTAAAGGATTTCAAGCCTGTAATTTGCGAAAAAGTTCTTTCAGATAGTATGCTTGAAAAAATAATGAAAGAACTAGGCATTGGAGATAATGATAACTCGAAAAAATCTAATAAATATAAAGAAAGAGAATTGTCTATTTTGGACTCTATGGGATTAGATAAAATAAACCCTTTGGCTTTATCAACCGAAGCATTGAAGGCTGTAAATAAGCTTTTACAGATAAGGAATGATTTAGCACGAGAAATTGATGAGGAAGTGGATTAAAACATATAGTCCATATATTATAATCGGTATCTGTTTAGTATGGATTGTTACCTCTTTTTTAGCTAACAGGAAACCTCATATTGAAACAGTTCATACAACAGATACCTTTTATATTACTAAATGGGACACATTGACAATAGAGAAACCGATATATAAATATAAAAAAGTAATAGATACTTTGATTGTTTATGTCAATGACTCAACCAATGTGAATCTTCCTATTGAGGAGAAATATTATTCCGAGACAGGAAAATATGAAGCTTGGATTTCTGGTGTTAATCCAAGTTTGGATAAAATAAACGTATTCAATAAAATAGAATATAAAACCGTAACGAATACTACAACTAACACCGTTTATAAAGATGCTTGGAAAGGATATATCGGAGCTGATATTACAACATTTGATGGGAATGTAATCCCAAGCGTTAATCTCCTGTTTGTTACTCCTAAAAATATAGCTTTTGGAGGAGGCGTAGGAATTTATAAAAATAGTGCTGTATATAAAATAAATTTCAACTATTTAATATTTAAAAAATAATGAGAACTAAAAGCAGAACAGAAGAATCATTGTTGGAGATGCTAATGTATAGTGGCGTTTCATCTCTTCCTGAACCCAACGATAAAGAACAGGTATGGGCTAGGGCGATTGTTAAGATTTTAAGAAAAAATGGACACATGGACTATGCTCTTGCATATCATGATTTTTTCGCATGGAATGAGGTAAATGTAACAAAAACATTGCCGGGATTAGGTATAGCACATGAACTTGTGGAGATATATCCCTATGAATATTTGAAAGATGAATTTATCCCTGCCGTGGAAAATAAAAAGGATATTATAGATTTCATCTCTTCCAGAACATCTGATGATGAAGAATACCTTAATGGCATGACGAATGATGATCTTAAAAAATATTTCTTCAATGTTTGCATTAAAGAACAAATTAGCAGAAATGAATTTAAGAACAACATGAAAAATTATAAGCGTCAGCCTATAACCTTTGAAGAAGATTTAAAAGAAGAAACAAATAAAGAGGAGGAAAATGAACATGAAGAAATTGGAAATGATGGAGAATCAGAAAGAAGAAGCGGTCAAGAAAACAGACAAACAAATAATAGAGGAAGGAAAAGCAAAGCTGAAAAGTAAGCTTGACGAAAAGATAGCATTACTTAAATCCCAATGTAAGGATGCGCATTTCTTCGACTCTATAATGGACGAAATCATATCTTTAAAAGGACAATATGATGTAGTTCCAACTAGAATCTTTGTACGTGAGGAGGATTTACTCGAAGAGTATGATTATGGGTCATTTAATATTTCAAGATTTACAACAGGAATTCTTTTTCAAATGACTGGTTATTATATGTTTGTAAAACCGATATGTAGGACTCTATATGGACATTTAGATTTTCTTCTTGAATATAAATCTAAATATGATTCTTTAAGAAAAGAGCAGAAAGATATTTACGATACATTCTTTAATGCAACTATGGATATTCTGTTTACTCCTCCACTTTGCTTTATTGATGATCCTTATTATCTTGATATTGCTACATTTATTTGTAAAAGAAGAAACCAATTATTTGAGGAATTAGGAGATACAAAATTACTTCCTGAAACCGAAGAAGATGATAAATTTATGGAAGAGGTTCAAAGAATGGAAAAACTTAAAGATTCAGTAGATAAATATGTCGAAGAGCATGAAGATGGAAGATGATGCAAGACCACATGGGTTAGAAGCTATTCCGATTGAAATAAATAAGGCAATTAGCGCATTAAATACCCAAGAGGGAGGTTCGCATTACAAAAAACTAGCAATAGAACCTGTTGAGTTTATATATGCAAATGATATACCTTTTATGGAGGGTAATTGCATAAAGTATCTATGTCGGCATAAGAACAAGAATGGGGCAGAAGATATAAAGAAAGTTATTCATTATTGTCAACTAATACTTGAATTAGAATATGGCGAAGAAGGCGATTCGTGTCAAAACAAACACGAAGGTTGTACGTGCGCAAAAGGGCAATGCTCCTGTAAAACCTCAATTGAGGTCTAAAGCTCCGGGTTTATTTACCGAGAAGATTGTAATTGCTGTTAATTCTAATAAAAAATAGCTGGATAATATTTTATATTATAAATATTAATATTATATTTGCATATAATTTAATAAATAATGTAATAATGAAAACAACAGTTACAATGAAGTCGAAAGACAGGGAGTTATTTGGAGTTACAATTAGACAAGATACTAAAAGTCAATTCTTGTCTGTGACGGATTTACAAGAAGCTTATACTCATGCTAGGATTGAAAAAGGATGGTCTGAAAAAAGGATTGAAAATATCCTTTCAAACATAGAATCATCAGAAAGAGTGTTTTATATACTTGAAAAACAAGGACTTATAAAAACAGGATTTCCTGTTTTTATGGAAGAGGTTAGAAAAACGTCTCTTATAAAAGTAATGAAGAAGTATGGGGTATATAAAACAGTAGGTGCTAGGGCTAATAAGCATGTTTCATGTAATCCTTATATTTGGGTATTGTTAGCATTAGAACTTAATCCTGAAATATATGCAACTGTAGTAATGTGGTTGACTGATAATTTAATTATTAATAGAATTGAAGCAGGAGATAGATACAATGAACTTTGTCGTGCTGCATCTATTTTTAATAATGTTGATTATAGAATCATTGCAAAAGGATTAAATTACATTGTATTTAATGTACATGAAACTTTATTACGTAATAAAGCAACCCAAGAACAATTAAAAGAATTGGATGATTTACAAAAATCTTTAGCCTTTGCAATAGATATGGGTTATATTAAATCGTTTGAACATTTAATAAATGAAATGAGACTGTTATATCAAAAAAAATGGAATAATGGAAAAGCTAATAGTTAGAGCAACTATATTTGGAATGGCTATTTATTTGCTTATTATATTTTGTTTCGCATGGAATGGGATATTGGTAACATTTGATGGCTATGTGGTATTATTGGATTACTGTTTATACCGATTGGCTTGCGATGAGGGTCGTTATCATTGTAAGTATGCAAGAGCAATACCAATTAACCTCATGTTTACTGATACTATTGCTTGTCTTGATGACACATTCAATATTATGCCAACTGCGGAAATATATCTGTTTATCGTATCAACTACTTGGATTATCAGTATTGCACTTACTGTCTATCTTGGTATTCGCCATTTCATTAAAGTACGTAGAATTAAAAAACAAAAGAAAAGCTATGGTAACGAAGAATAACAATAAGATTAGTAAACTAAAAGCAGACGCATACGATCTTTTAAAAGAAGAGGTAAGTAAACTTAGTGGATTGAAGAAGATATTGTTTGATACAGTATTTTCACGTCTGTTAGATATACTTTCAGAGGATTGCAGCGAGAATGATGTGGCGCAAGCAATTAATAGTATTGAAAAAGTAAATAGTGAATATGTTCGAGAAGATGATTTCCTTAATTACGATGGCGCAATGCGACTATTGGGTTATTCTTCTAATAGAGTTGGTTTCTCTAATTTAATGAAGAAGCATGGAATTAAGCAGCAAGTTTTTAGGAATCAAAAAGTAGGATTTAAGAAGTCCGAAATCCTAGCCTTAAAATCAGAGCTAGAAGCGGAACAAAAAGCTAAGAAAGCAAAGGAAAAACCTTATAAGCAAAATAAGGCAGTGAACAAGAAACCAAGACTCTCCAATATGGAGAAGATGTACTAAATAAAAGGGAGCAATTAAGCTCCCTTTATTGTCATCCTAACCATTTTACTTCAAATGCAAAATCTCCATCATTAACAGTTGAATCGTCTGATAGCCATACATCAAAGCCGTTAGTTATCCATCCTTTAAAGGTTGCTTTAATTGGCGCATCTGTGGCTCCACTAGCTAAACTAAAACCTATTCCCGTCAACATAACGTATGCATTTGTAGCACTTATATTAAGACTTTTCCATGAAGTAGGAAAGTTAATTCTATAAACACCTTCTCCTATTCGAGTAGCAGCAGGAAAGGTACTTCCATCAAAAGTTTTTATAGCTTTATAAGTAGGGGTATTTCCACCCCACACAACGCCATAGGCAATTAATGAAGGTAAAAGTCCCCAATGACCATTTATTTTAGAGTAAGACCCCGATGTATCTATTTTCAGCCCTGAAAAATCATTCATAACTCCAAAAAATAGATTTTTAATATTAAGCGATGGATTAGGTTGTTTATTTATTGCATAAAAAAGATTGTTTGTAGAAGAACCTAATACAATACCATTAGCAAATAAACTAGCTAAATAAGAATCAATAACAAATTCAACATTTAAAGAACTGATTGAAAAACTAGTGACAGATCTATCTTTTAATATAAGGAATCTAAGAGTATGATAACCTTTTTCTATAGTAGTAGTATTTCTTACAACAAAAGTTCCTGTTCCCGTAACATCTACATTAAATGATGCTATAACACTGCTATTCTGATAGTTGCTATAAGAAGAATCTGAAAAATTATCAAGATATAGAGTTCCTGAAATGTTACCCGAAGCTGAACTTTCTGAATATTGTGAATAATTATAATTAAATTCTACGGAAAGATTCATCAATGTACTAGTATAAAATCCTTCTGTAACAGTCATTTCCGCTCTTGTAACTGTTGCAGCAAAAGAAAATGGGATATTCTTGATAGTTATAGTTGGAGGAGTACCACCAAAAAAATCGCTTATATCATTTCTATTAGAACCTTCGATAGAAAGGACATTATTATTACTATCATCAAAAACTTTAATATCTTGACTAACAGGGCTTATTACTATTCTTTTCCCATCTTTGTTCCCAATAATATTTTCGCCAGCTTCGGTAACTTCCCAAACATTATTATTATCTATCTGCAACAAAATAGTCCCTGAAAATTTAGGAGAACCATCTTTAGTCCATGAGAATTTTCCTCTAGCGAAATATCCTGAACCATCAGGATTAATCTCATATACTATATCATTGTTTTCATCAACAGATATTATTTTCCCATTTACGCTGTAAAATCCTCTATCACCATCAGTGCCGGGTAAATTTCCTCCTATACGAACTTTTATAGCATTAGACCAATCTTTAGAATACATGTTGGTCATAAGATCTATAGCAGGTTCATCCTCATCTACATGGAGATAAAGGGCAGAATGTCTGTTTTTATATTTATCTTGGTGTGACGCATTCCCAAATTGAACAATTTCATCTCCTGCTTGTGGAGCATTTAATACTTCACCCGTTTCTGCATCTGAATCAAATTCGGTTATAGGAATATTAATATAGTATTGAAAGACGCTTCCAACTTGAACCAAGTATTGTCTATCGCCTTTTAAACATTGTACAAAATCATATTCTACAATAGAATTTGATTCATCGTCTATTTCCAAGCGGTAACATTGTTCTTGGGTGATAGTTTCCTCTCCATCATTCTCTCTATATACGTCTGCTTCAATTATTGTTACAGCCTTTATTTTGGCGTGCCCTTGACTTATTGTTTGCCCTCCCCTAATGGAAGTTATTTGTGATATGATATGTTCAAAGGTCGTGAATGATTTGCGAACAAGAAGCTCGTCGATTTCAAGTCTCCAAAGATTACTTTTCTTCCACAATTTCCATCCGTACCCATTGAAGCCGGAAAGAAAATCTTCAACCATAACGGCTGCACCGTCTTTGAGTTTTTTACCTGTGTCCCTTATGGAACACAGGAATCCTGAAAATTTACCATTTGATAGAATTGCCATATTACTTTCTATTTTTAAATAAGAACTTCATCCATGAATAATAGTGGCTGTTTTCAAGATAGTTGTCATCTTTCTCTGCCATTCTAGCCTCTTGCTCAAAAGAGACTTCCCTATAAGCTATACTCTGTTTATCTCCTTTATCCGAAGAGAATAAACCAATACAACGCCTAATAATATATTCCAATCCATACCACACATAAAATATAATGGGCGATAAAGCCAAATACCAAGCTGAATAATCCCAAATAAGTAGCCCAATCCAAAGCAATAAGCCGGATGCTACTGTAAGCTCTATCCATTGTCTAGCATGAGTACATTCGTGGTTTATCGTTTCTTGTGTCAACTTCTTGTATACAGTCAATACCCAAGCAAATATTGTTATTGTTGAATAACCATCAAATAAAATAGCTTTAGCTACCTTTGAATCATAAAATACTTTCTTCATAATAATTGAATTTCAATTTAGTTGGATAATTCTTTTCGTAATCGTAATCGTCAGCCTCATCTATATTGGTTATAGCATTTACATTGGCAATATGTCTTTGTGTAACGCTATTACAAGTATCTGCGTATATCTCAATATCATCAAGCATATTTAAGATAAAATCAACAGGTAATACATACTCTTTCTGATTATACCAAATACTTGATGTCTTAATATTTCTGCTCTTTTTAATCGCAACTGCATTCATTATAGAGGTTCGTAAATCTTTGCTTAACCAAATACTATCTCCATTGAGCAAGAAACTATTTACATATTCAGATTTATCGTACCTCTGAATATTGTATAATGTATGCTCTTTTACTTCTTCTAAAGTAAGTACGTGTTCTTGAAGGATAGGACGACCATTTACATCTTCTACTATCTCCTTTCCTTCGCTTTGCCCATCAAGTAATGATTGCCAATACTCGTCTGTTATCTCTACCGAACCTTCTATCGGTTCATCGTAAAATCCTTGTTTCCAATATTTCATATCTCTTTTTTTTTTGTAAAGTTAATGATTTATTTCAAATTTCTCTCAAAACGGTTATCAAAAGTTCAATAATGGGCTGATGATTCAGTGGGGGAGAGTTGGAGGTTCATCTACAGCTTCGTA